TCTCGATGAGGTAGAACATTGGAAAGAAAAATACTTTAGTCATCTACCCTAGACGCGAAAGCGCAGAGAAGTAATATGGCATATCATATGGGAAAGAAAAAGAAGAAGAAAAAGAATGGTAAGAAGAAAAAGTCAATGGGAGGCTTAACTGCTAAGCAGAAGAAGTTGCCGCCTGCTTTGAGAGCTGCAATTCTTAAGAAAAAGAAGCGCGGTAAAAAGTAATGAAAGGACGCAAAACTTACAGGGGTAAACGAGCACCAAAAGGCTATCATTATATGCCTGGCGGCAAGTTAATGAAAGACTCTGCCCATAGGAAGAAACGTGGCCGCAAGAAAGCGAAGAAAAAGTACTAAAAGTAAAAGCCGTAATATTCCTACAAATAAAAAGCTATATGCCAGAATAAAGGCAAAAACGAAGAGAAAGTTTGCAGTTTATCCCAGTGCATATGCAAATGCTTATTTAGTACGAGAGTACAAAAAAGCAGGAGGGAGATACCGTCGTGGCTAGACGAGGTGGCTTAACAAAATGGTTCAAAGAAAACTGGGTAGATATTAGTCGTCCAAAAAAAGGTGGCGGGTATAAAAAGTGTGGGCGTAAAAAAGCTAAAACAAGTAGAAAAAAGTATCCTAAATGTGTTCCCGCTTCGAAAGCTGCCAGAATGACCGCTAGCCAAAAAAGGTCCGCAATAAAACGAAAAAGAAGCAAAGCTCAAGGCGTTCGTGGTAAACCCACAAATGTTAGAACTTTTGCTAAGAGGAGAAAGAGAAAAGTAACACGTTCATCTCGAAAGAGACGGAAGTAGGGATTCCCGAAGGAACGCACAAAAAGTGTTTTTAAGGAGAATATTATGTCTTGCCAAACGTTCATCTATCGTGGTGTCAAGTATACTAAGCCAAAGAAATAATATGGAAATAGATACACAACCAATAATAGTACCCCCGAGGCCCACTATCATAACATCTACCGAGAAAGTTCGGTATGAGGTCTATAGTGGGCCTCAACCAGGTACTTATCAAGTTACAAAAGATGTATGGGAATTAACCATGTATAATCGAGCGGGAGTAATAAAAACAAGTACAAATAGAACCTCCCTAGACTTTATGATATGAGAAAACGTAAAAAGAGAGACTCAAGATTAAAGAGGGCAGGAGTATCCGGCTTTAATAAGCCAAAGCGTACTCCTAGTCATCCTAAAAAATCCCATATTGTGGTAGCAAAGGTGGGTGCCAAAGTTAAGACGATCCGCTTTGGTCAACAAGGAGCAAAAACGGCAGGAAAGCCAAAAGCGGGTGAAAGTGCACGCATGAAAAAGAAGCGTGCTTCATTTAAGGCTCGACACCGCAGAAACATTGCTCGAGGTAAAATGAGTGCGGCATACTGGGCCAACAAAGTAAAATGGTAGGAGGTACCATGAAACGTTTATTAGCATTAATCGCGCTAACTTCTCTTACGTCCGCCGCAATGGGTGTAACAGTAGTTAATTACGACGATGGATCAACATACACGCTCACTGATGGGCAAGAAGTTTATATTAGTAACAAAAACAGTACATTATTTAAACGCAGAGTTATGAAAACTAAGGATACTTATTTTTATGCTCAAGATCCTTGGACCGCAAGAGACTATGTATCTGGGCCCACGGATGGATTACAAGTTGGATCTCATGCTTGGTGTGAAGTTTATGACCCTTGGCATGAAGGCTTAACCTTTGACATGATCTCATGGCAAAGAGCTTGTGACACCAATAATGATGGTGTATATAATGAAGAGGACGCAAACTGGCCTCCAGGCGAATAGAGAAGTACTATGGCAGATGACGAGATAGTAACAGTTGACAAAGCTGTATCTGATAGAATGGATATAAATGGTGATGGTCATATATCTCAGCGAGAAATGGAGTTAGACCTTGAGTTTAAAAGAAAAGAGTATGAAGATGCTGATGCGATGCGCGATGCCCAAAGAAATATGGCTTGGTTTGCTCTTCTTGGTATGTTGGTCTATCCTTTTGCTGTGGTTGCAGCTCAAGTTGCAGGATACGAACATGCTGCCGATGTACTCGGCGATATGGCTCCCACCTATTTTGTAGCTGTTGCTGGTCTCGTTGCTGCCTTCTTTGGAGCTACGGCATGGAGTAAAAAGTGATTGATTTACTTCTTGAGCTTGCCATAACTTTTTGGCAGGCTGTTGTAGTTGGTATATTAATAATTTTTGGTTTCATTGTTACTTTATTTGATGGCCAAGGAGAAGAACGAGTAAACTTTACTTATCCTGAAATGCCATTAATGAAACCAGTAAAAATAGAAACCGCAGACAAAGGTTTTTGGAAAGCTATTTGGATGTGGTTAACTGGTACTCGTCAGTGGGAAGTTTGCGAAGATTTTTATTTCTGCTTAGGAGATACAGAATATGTTATTGAAAAAGGGTTTGAGTTTGATGGAGCATCAGTACCTAAGTTTCTTGCAATGTGGCTTTCGCCCGTTGGAGTCCTTCTTATGGGTGGTCTTGTTCATGACTATGGGTACAAATACGCTGAGCTTATAACTAGCGATAATAAAGTTTATAAGAAAACTCAAAAAGAGATGGATTTACTTTTTAGGGATATTTGCATTGAACAAAACGGATTTAAAATTCTTAATTACTTGGCCTATTGGTCTTTACGAATATTTGGTTTTGTTGCTTGGAAAAGGCATAGGAAAAATGACTAAATTTTGGAGATGGTTAAAATCTTTATTTATTAAAGAATATCAAGTTATAATATGGGTTGATCCTTTAAAAAAGACAGAGTACTTTTTTCGTTCAATTAATAAAGTTTCTCCGACCCATATAAAAGGAACGCTTGCATCTGGAGAGCTTTTTGAGCTTCATACGCAAGACAAATTCAATTATCAAATTGTGGAAAAAGAACCATGTTGGGATTAATTAAAGCGCTCCCACTATTAGCAGTCGTAGGTGCAGGAGCATACGGATATCATACCCTAGAAATAGGCAAAAGAGAAACAACCATTGCTCAGCTAGAAAGAAATAATACTACTTTAGCAGAGAATGCTCTTCGTCTCGAAACTGCGTTAGAAACAGAAACAACATCTAGGGAGCTAGCAGAAAATAACTTAAAGGTACAACTAGAAGCGGTAGGAAAGCTCACCGAAAAGAATAGTGAAATGCAAGCAGAAATGGATGATTATTTATCTATTTTTAAAAGGCATGATCTTACTCGATTAGCAAGAGCAAAACCGGGACTTGTTGAACCTAGAATTAACAATGGTACAAAAAAAGTTTTTGAACAAATAGAAAAAGACAGTGAAGAGGTGGAAAATGCGGATACTAACTAGTTTTTTAACTATACTATTTTTATCTGGCTGTTCTTTTATGCAAACTGACCCTCTGGTAACCCCCGAGCCAGTCATAAAAACTGTGACAGAGTATAAAACACTGGAAATTTATCAGCCTCAACTCCCTAGAAAAATAGATTTGCAAGATGTAGAATTTTTTGTAGTTACGGAAAAAAATCTGGAAGAACAAATCGCTCGTATCAGTAAAATGCAAGATGGTACTTTTGTTATATTTGGAATGACTCCACAAGATTACGAAAATATGGCGTTCAACTTACAAGAACTTCGTAGGTATATACGCCAGCAAAAAGAAATAATTATCTACTATAGAGATGCAACAAAAGTAGAGCAGTAATTATGACAGTACAAATAAGCAGAGCAGACATCACTGGAGATGCTCTGCTAAATTTACAATCTGAGACACGCTTCCTCAAGCTTCCAGTAGACCCATATTTGGAGCTACTCGGCATCACACCGCTACCTTCTCAGGTAGCAATCATAAATGCGATCAACAATCCTAAGTACAGATTTGTATGTGCCGCAGTGAGTCGCAGACAGGGCAAAACATACATCGCAAACATTATTGGGCAATTAGTATCACTAGTTCCCAATTCAAACATTCTTATTATGTCTCCAAACTACGCGTTGTCTCAGATTTCTTTTGACTTACAAAGAAATCTTATTAAGCATTTTGACTTGGAAGTAGTAAAAGACAATGCAAAAGATAAAGTTATTGAGTTGAGTAACGGTTCAACTGTAAGAATGGGCTCAGTAAACCAAGTTGATTCCTGTGTTGGTCGTAGCTATGATTTAATTATATTTGACGAAGCGGCGTTGGCAGACGGACGTGATGCGTTTAATGTAGCACTTCGACCGACATTGGATAAAGATAATTCAAAAGCAATTTTTGTTTCAACCCCAAGGGGCAGGAACAACTGGTTTGCCGAGTTTTTTGATAGAGGATTTAATGATGAGTTTGCTGAGTGGTGTTCTATAAGAGCAACTTATGTAGATAACCCTAGAATGAGCCCCTCAGATATAGATGAAGCTCGTAAAAGTATGTCAGACGCAGAATTTAAACAAGAATACGAAGCAGATTTTAATACTTATGAAGGACAAATTTGGAATTTTAATCATGAAACATGTATAAGTAATAATGAAGCCTTGGATACCGTTAATATGGATATATTTGCGGGTCTTGATGTTGGTTATCGTGATCCTACTGCTTTTTGTGTAATTGGTTATGATTGGGAAGAAGAGTTATATTATATTCTAGATGAATACTTGGATTCTGAAAAAACAACGGAACAACACGCGTTAGAAATACAGCGTTTAAGTGAGAAATGGGATATCGATTTTATATTCATTGATTCTGCAGCACAGCAAACACGATATGATTTCGCACTGCAATACGATATTTCAACTAGTAACGCAAAAAAGTCTGTGCTTGATGGCATCGCACACGTAGCAGGAATAGTAGACAATGATAAGTTATTTGTCGATCAGAGATGTGATGAAACTTTGTCGTGCTTAGATCAATATCAGTGGGATCCCAATCCAAATTTAGCAAAAGAAAAACCAAAACATAATCGAGCCTCGCACATGGCAGACGCATTAAGGTATGCATTGTATTCATTTGAAACAACTCAGAGCGGCTTTTAATAACCCCTAGCAAAAATAATGTTTGACAATTTATCTTCCAGAGGTTAAAATGGCAATAATGAAAAAGCTCAAGAGAGACCCAGTAAAGTATATACGGGATCGAGCAAAGTCAAAATACAAAAAAGACAATGAATGTTTTATTTGTGGAACAGAAAAACAATTAGACTTTCACCATTTTTATTCTCTTGCACCTCTACTAAGGCTCTGGCTACAGAAAAAAACAAAAGAAAGACCAGAGCATTACACAAATGAGTATATTACTATTTGGCGAGATGAGTTTATAGAAGATAATTGGGCTAAGTTATACGAACACACAGTGACTATCTGTCATGCACATCACCGGGAGTTACACAAAATTTACGGAAGAAATCCAGGACTTGGAACAGCGAATAAACAAATGCGCTGGGTAGACATTCAAAGAGAAAAGCATGGCATGGTATAATTTTTGGCAGAATAGAAAAGAAGTGGAGGAAAAACTCAATCCTGCACAAATTCTAGACGGTCAAGTTTCGGAGCACTCAAGAGAGTTTACAACTTCATATGAGCGAATGTATGAACAGCTCGAAGTTGTAAATCGAGGCGTAAATTTAATTGTAGATGATTGTGCAGAAATACCTGCTACAATTAGTACTCAAGGTGCTTTTAGAGGTGTAGTAACAGGAGTCAAAAGAGGAAAAGTAGAAGAACTACTAAATCGTACTCCAAACCCTTTTCAAGACATTAACAGTTTTAAACGAAATCTAATTACAGATTTTCTTTTAGATGGAAATATATTTATATACTTTGATGGGGCTCACTTATATCATCTTCCTGCAGATAAAGTAGCTGTAAAAGCAGACTCAGAAACTTTTGTAGAAAAGTATACCTTACAAGATATTGATTATAAAGTTAATGAGATTATTCATATAAAAGAAAACTCATTTTATTCTATTTATAGAGGAGTTTCTCGTCTTAAACCTGCTATGAGAACAATGCAGCTTATGAAAGATATGAGAGATTTTCAAGATAACTTTTTTCGTAATGGTGCAGTTCCTGGATTAGTACTTAAATCCCCAAATACACTATCAGAAAAAATTAAAGAAAGAATGATACAGTCTTGGACATTACGATATCGTCCAGACTCCGGAGGTAGACGTCCTTTAATTTTAGATGGAGGTCTAGAGATAGATAGTTTTTCTAATGTTAATTTTAAAGAAATGGACTTTCAAAATGCGTGTTTAGAACATGAAAAGATAATATTAAAAGCATTAGGAGTACCACCAATATTATTGGACTCTGGAAATAATGCTAATATTCGTCCTAACTTAAGACTATATTATTTAGAAACTATACTACCCATAGTGCGAAAAATGAATTTTGCATTTTCAAGATATTTTGGATTTAATATTACTGAAAATGTTACAGATATTCCAGCCCTCCAACCAGAACTTAGAGATTCTGCAGCATATTATACTGCATTAGTTAATGGCGGAATTATAACTATAAATGAAGCTAGAGATCAACTTGGCTACGAAACTATAGAAGGGCAAGATGAAATTAGGGTACCTGCAAATATAGCAGGTAGCGCAGCAAATCCTGATCTAGGCGGTCGGCCCGTAGAATCCGAAGGAGATTAAAATGCCAGTTATTAATAAAAGAAAGAAAGTTTTAGCTGCAAAACAGCTAGCTGAATACTTTCGAAAGGTAGGAAAAATTTTAACTTGGGAAGAGTATTGTGCACGAGAAGATTTAGTTATTCGTGCAAATACTGTTGTAAAATACTTTAGAGGTTATCATGTTATGTTAAAGTGGCTTCCTATTGTAGATAGTACTATCGAGGCGGATCTCACGCCCAAGCCAAAGGCTGCACCTAAGCCTAAGACAGCGCCGAAGGTGAAAACAAATGATTCAAAAAACGTTTAATTTAACTTCGACATTCAAAAGCGAAACACAAGAAGACGGTTCTGTAATGGTTCGTGGAATGGCAAGTACAAAAGATTTTGATCGTGTTGGCGACAGTATTATGTCTGAAGCATGGACAAAAGGGGGTCTTGGAAATTTTGAAAAAAATCCCATAATTTTATTTAATCACGATTACAATAAGCCGATTGGACGAGCAACAAAAGTTACTCCGACAGCGGACGGCTTGCATATGGAGGCAAAAATTAGTAAACATGCCGAGTGTGCAGATTTAATCAAAGATGGTGTCCTTGGAGCGTTTTCTGTCGGTTTCAAAGTCAAGGATGCTGATTACCTTGAGGAAACCGATGGATTACAGATAAAGGACGCTGAATTGTTCGAAGTATCAGTTGTATCGGTACCTTGTAACCAAGCAGCAACTTTTTCTCTGGCGAAGTCATTCGACTCCCCACAGGATTACGAAGACTTTAAGAAAACTTTTAAAAGCGAGGAAGATTCCTCTTCAATGGAGACAGATATGTCGGAAGAAACAAAAACTCCCGAAGTCGACTTGGAAGCTTTTGCTAAAAAAGTAGCAGAGGAGACTGCTGCTAAAATTGCAATGAAGCAAGCCGAGCAAAAAGCCGCGGAAGCTGAAGCTGCAAAAGCAGCCGAAGAAGTCGAAGCGCAAAAAGCAACTGATGAAGCTGATGCTCAAAAAGCTGCTCAAGAGCAGCAAGAGAAAGTTCAGTCAGTAATTAAAACTGGTATTGAAACTGGGGCTGAGCGCCTTATGGAAGACCTCCGTAAAGAGTTCGAAGCAGATCAAGCCAATACTCAAGAAATTCTTGCTAAGTACAAGAAGGAGCTTGAAGAGAAAGGCGAAGAAATTCAAGCCATTCAAAACAGCAAAAAGCAATTTGCTGATCGTGGTCGAGCAGATTCTCTTGTAAAAGAAGGTGCTCAAGATCTACTTGATACTAAAATCTTCAACACTCTTACCCGAAAAGGTTGGGATAGCGGACGTTCTGCAGAAGTATTTCAAAAGTACGGCGCAGATATCGATGCTCTTGCTAACTCCGGTGCAGGTGCAAACTTGCAGGGTGTTAAACTCGATCTCATCGTAGAAACTCAATTTGAGAAGGAGCTTCAGCAAGAACTTCGTGCTGCTTCTTTCTTCCGTGAGATTCCAGTTCAAACCAAGCAGACCATTCTACCCATCATGCCAGATTCTGTAGCTGCTACATTTAATAGTGGTTCAGAGTCGGACGAGTCTAACACTCCTGCAAATCTGAATGATAATACTCGTGGTACTGCCGCAACAAATAATAAGTTCTCTACTGGTCAAAAAGTTCTTATCGCTGGTCGATTGAGCTCTACAACCTATATCGACAATGATACTGACGAACTTACTCTTGTTGCCCTGCTTCCCATGATTCGAGAAGCAATGGTACGCGCTCATGCTCGCGCACTTGATACTATGGTATTAAGTGGAACTGCTGCTTCTGGCGGCGCGGCTGAGTTTGGTGTACTTGATAAGGACTCAGGAACTTCTCAAACTGTAACTGGCGGTAACGCTGCTACTGATACAGAGAAGCTTGTAGGTGATGATATTCTTGCTGCTCGAGCAGCTATGAAGAAGTATGGTATGAACCCTCAGGATCTTGTTCTGATTTGTTCTTACAGCGCTTACAATGATCTTCTTCAAGAGCCCGGGTTCCAAGATATCACTGATGTAGGCTCTGATCTTGCAACTAAGCTCAGTGGCGTAATGGGTTCAATCTTTGCAACTCCTATTGTTGTAACTGATCACTCTGCCTCTACTGGTCTTCCTGCGGTTCGCGGTTCTGCAAGTGACTGTGCTGTTCTTGTTAACCACAGAAACTTCGTTATTCCTCGACTCCGTGGTGTTTCGATCGAAAGTGAGTACCAAATTGGTAATCAGCGCAATGCACTTGTTGCTAGTCAATCTCTTGGCTTCGAGCAACTGGTTGAAGGACATGCCAATACTGGCTTTGCTTCAGTCGTTTTTGCATACGCAGCTTAATACCTGTTATAAACTGGGGTGGTTCGCCGCCCCAAGTTTTTACTAATTGACTATGGCTAATCTAATTACTTTACAGCAATTTAAAGACGCGGAAGGAATTACGAACCCTCGTGATGACTATAAGCTCAGCCGTATTATTGATTCTGTTAGCCAATTAGTAAAAACTTATTGTGGTAATAGTTTTGTAGACTTTTTTAGCGTAGATAAGGTTGAAAAATTTACATTGAACTGGTCTACTCATGCTTTACAGTTAACAGAAAGTCCTGTCAATTCCATTTCTGGAGTTGAAAAAAGAGCTTCTATGGCTTCAAGCTATGAGACTGTTACTTCTGCAAATTATTATTTGGAAGAAACGACCGACACCCTTTATTATGTAGATGGTGCTCGATATCAGGCTTGGCCAACTGGTCCCGGGTCTGTAAAAGTTAGTTACAAAGCAGGATATACTACTATTCCTGCAGATTTAAATATAGCAGTTATTGACTTGATAAATTATTATTTTAAAGACGAGCACAAAGCTCGAAGAACTCTACAAGGAGCAACAATGGAAAATGCTCCAAGTGGCGATGGAAAAGGATTCCCAGATCACATAAAAAGAGTTCTAGATATGTATAAAAATTTCTAATGGCCAAAAAAGATATAGACGAATTAGCAGCTTTATTTGAAGCTCAACTTCTAAAAACTTCCGAGGTATATAGAGCGGAAGTTTCTGATTATTTACCGCATGAAATTCATATAAGTATAAATAGTGTTAAAGCAGAGACAAGAACACAGCTTAGAAAGATATTTCAAATTAAAGGTAGAAAAGCTCTCCCAAAGAAGTATGAAAACGTAATAAAAAGAGAAGTGCCTAAATTATGTGCTTATTTATATAATACTTTTAATCCTGATAACTGGAAAGGAAAAGGTTATGTTGTAAGTGATTTGATAGGAACAAAAAAAGATTTTACTTTTTTACTTGCAGCAAAACCCGGAACAAGAGCAAACGTTTTTAGCAGGTTTCGCAAGGCAAAGCAAGAAGCTCAAAAAGGGTTGATAGATGCCTTAGATGCTGTAATGAAGGAAGATGGTGGTGCTGAAGGTAAAAGACTCAAAGAGGTAAAAAAGTATAAAGGTAAAGATGTAATAAATGATATTACAAAAGAACCTGTTATGATTCGTTCTTCTTTCCTAGCAATAGGACACGCAGATACAAAAGCAGTCGCTACTCAAAGAGCTTTAAAATCTCAACAAATTTATTCAGAGTGGTTTAATCATAGTGGTCGAAGTGAAAAAGTAAAAGAGCTTATGACTAATACTTTTGGAAATCAATTTGTACAAGTAAATAAAGTCCCAGGCAAGGGAGAAGTAATCACAACAGTAGAAGTAAGTTTAGAATCAGATTTAGGAAACAAAGCAAAAGCAGCATCAGATTCAAAACGGGCAGGACATTTACAGGAAAAACTCGAACAATTAGCTAAACTTAAGAGCTCTAAAGAATATGCAGAATTAGAAGGATCTGATAGTCCTATAGCCGTTGTAGAAAAAAGAATGTTAAACCAATTGCGAGATATAAGCAAGGGAAGACGTGCATCAACTAATATTCGCAAACAAAAAATTAATAATTCAAAAACAAAAGGAGCTTCTAAAAAGTCTTCTGCCAAACAAAAAACGTCTTCTAAATTTATAGATAAAGGAGTAAAAATTGGTGGAGCTGCAAAAGGACCAAAAAAAGCAGCTCGTGAAAATAAATCATCGCTTCCAAATGTTGTACAGTTAGTAGGTTTTTTAAATGAAAAATTGCCCGGGGCTGTAGAAAGAAATATGTCTCCTCCTAGATTACAAAGTAGAACAGGAAGGTTTGCAGCATCTACAAAAATTATAGATGTTTTAGCCACCCCAAAAGGACTTCCAAGTATTGGATATACATATCAAAAAAATCCTTATCAAACATTTGAAGTTGGATATAAACGAGGAGATTCTGAAAGAGATCCCCGTAAGCTAATTGATCAGTCAATTCGAGAGATAATGGCTCAATTCGCAATAGGAAGATTTTATACTAGGAGAGTGTAATGTCTATAACAGCTAGAACTTATACTTCTCGAAGAGCTTCAATTGTAGATGCTTTAGTTGCAGAATTAAAAAAGATAAATCAAACAGGTAGTTTTTTGAGTGATGTATATGATAATGTACATCCTCGTTTAAAATTTTGGGACGAAGTAGACACCTTTCCTGCTATACATTTAAATGCAGGTTCAGAAACAAGAGAATACCAAGGAGCAGGTTATAAAGACAGATTTTTAAATATTACAGTTCGTTGCTATGTAAAAGAAACGGACGCAGTAATCGCACTCGATAAGCTACTAGAAGATATCGAAACAGTCATCGAGGGAAATGGAAGATTAGCCTATGTAGATAGGCAAGGAGTAACACAAACAACTCACGATATTATTATAGTCAGTATTGATACTGACGAAGGCGTTCTTGAACCGTTCGGTGTAGCAGAGCTACAGCTCTCGGTTCATTACTAGAAACGGCAGGCACGAGCAAAGGCTCACGTCCTAGCCCTTTCAATCTCAAGGAGATAATGCTATGGCAGAACAATTATATTTTAGCAGAGACTCGAAACTGTACTTGGAATTTGATTCTCAAGTATGGGAAATTCCTGTGTTGGACGGTTTCAGTTTCTCCCAGGCTACAAACCAATCGGAGATCTCTCTTTCAGAAATGCAAGGTTCCGATGGTTTGAGTCGACGAGGTAACAGAGTGTTTACAGACTCTCTGGCACCCGCAGAATTTTCATTCAGCAGCTATGTAAGACCTTACACAAAAAGCTCAGGAAATGAGCATCACGCAGTAGAAGAAGCACTCTGGGCAGTAATGGCAGGTGCGGATCAACATTTAATTGGTACTACTGGAGGGGGTCTTGTAACAACAGGATTAACTGTTGGCGGAAACCTTTCCAATGCGCTAGTTAAAACTTATACAATTGATGATACAACTCCCGGAATTACTTATTCTTCTGGCGGCACAGCCGGTGAAGGTTGGGAAATTGATATTATTGTAGCTTCGGGCGGTGCTGTAGGTAATACTACTGTTGACGTAAAATCAGCAGGACAAGGCTTCGCAGCAGGCAATGTTATTAATGTTCCTACTAGTGTATTTAGCTCCGCGTCTGGACAAACTGTAGCTGGAAACATTACACTTACTGTGGGTTCTAGTGCCAGCCACTTAACTGCAACGGGTGCAAGTTTTTATCGCGGAACAGATGCAGATACTAATTCAAGTTTTGGCCCTGCGGTAATGATTCCTTCTGACGCAACAACCGGCTCTACAATTAACTTTGGACAGTCAAACCGTGCGGTACTTGGTACTTGTAACCTTTATTTTGTAATGGAAACTTCCTCTACAAATCCAATGGTATATAAACTAGAAAGTGCTGCAATTAATGAAGCATCAATTGACTTTGAAGTAGACGGTATTGCAACAATTAACTGGTCTGGCTTTGCAAAGCAAGTTAAAGACTTCCAGAGTTCTAGTACTGCAGGCTCAAGTGTTACTGTTCAAGGAGGCAAAACTATATCAGGAAATTCTTCTACTGGTAGTGCTTTTGCCGCCGGAGATGTAGTTCTTGATGAGAATGACGGCTTAAAGTTAGGCGTATGTACATCTTCAAGCGCCGCCGCTTTTGCAACCGATACAGGTGTAAATGCTACTACTACCTTTATTCGAAATCGATTGACTCAGCTTCTTGTAGTTGGTACGGATGCTAATGCATTCCCTTCAGGTACTTATAATCTTACTTTGACAGGTGGAAATATTACTATTTCAAACAATATTTCATACCTTGTACCAGAAGAACTCGGTGCTGTTAACGTTCCAATCGAGCACGTAACGGGTGGGCGCACAACATCCGGTAGTTTTACTTGTTATCTAACTCTGGATACTGATCCAGGAAATAATGGAACTTCTGTAGAACTCTTTAATGACATGACTACTACAGGAAAAGGCTTGGATAAAGTTGTAAACGACTTTGATGTAACATTCCAAATTGGTGGTAACGTTGCAGGTACTCCTCGTCTTGAGGTTAAAGTACCTAAGTGTCATATTGACGTGCCTACTCACTCAATTGAAGATGTTATTTCTGTTGAAACAAACTTTGCTGCGTACACAACTGAGTTCAATATTGCAGACGAAGTACGTCTTGCTTATCATGGAGATACTTCTAACAAGTTGTAATTTTTATACTCTCATTAAAACCCGCTTCGGCGGGTTTTTTCTTTTATGTAACAAAAATAATTCTTGACTTTTTAGCTCCTCTCCCTTATAATTACAAAATATAAATTTTCATTTAATAAAAGGAACCATATATGTCTGATTCACCTATCTCACTCGCAAGTCTAATGACTGCAAGCAAAACCGTCGCTATTGACTTTCCTGGCTATAATGGAATGACAGTTTCTCTCTGCTATCTAGGACGAGAAGAACTAGTTAAACTTCGAAAGCGCTGTGTATCAACTAAATTTGATAGAAAAACACGGCAGCCAGAAGAAACTCTTGACGAAGAAAAATTTATTGTTGAATACTGCAAAGCCGTCATAAAAGGCTGGTCAGGTTTCAAGTATCGTTACCTAGAAGAGCTTCTTTTGGTAGATATATCAAACCTCGATGCTGAAGATGATCTTCCATATACTCAGGATAATGCCGAATTGTTGATGAAAAACTCAAATACATTTGACACTTGGGTTACGGAGGCAGTTGGAGACCTCGAAAATTTTACTGGGAACAACTTACCCGAATAGAGTCTCTGCTAGAAAGATCTATTCGGGAAGCAGACTCTAAGTTCGATGTAGAGAAATATCTTCTCGTCTGCGAACAATTAGGACAAGATCCCGACCCCACCAAAATGCCGCTCGAATCTTCGGATTTTCCCGAAGAAGTTCAAGTGGCATTTTTTATGTTTAGCTTATTACCAGATCACTGGGAAGGAATGAGTGGAACATATATGGGAAAATACTGGGATGGTATTGAATACTTTTTTAACCTGTATGAAGTTTCAGATAGAAAAACTGTTCTTTTTATTATGAAAAAATATGAAAGTCTTCTTGTATCGTATAGAGCAGAACAAGCAGACAGAAAACGAAAAGCACAAGAGCGCAAAACAAAAAGCGGTGGAAAAAACTACACCCATAATGTAAAAGGCTAATGGCAAAGAAAATTGAAATCGACATTGTAGTTAATGGAAAAATGCAGAAAGCTACTGTGTCTGCAAAAAAACTACGCTCTGCCTTGGATGGAGTAGATGGTTCTACCCAAAGTACTGATAGAAGTACTCGTACCCTTGATCGAAATTTAAAAGGCGCTGCTAAAACTACGTCAAATAGTACAAAAGAATTTTCTAAAATGTCTCAAGGAATGGGTGGCTTGGTTGGTGCTTACGCGACTGTTGCTGCAAGTGTCTTTGCTCTCTCTGCTGCTTTTGAGTTCTTAAAAAATGCGGCAGATATGGCAGCTCTTATAAGAGGACAAGAATTACTTTCTTCTAGTACTGGGGTCTCAATGAAGTTGATGACCTCAAACATTCAAGATGCCACGGCGGGAATGGTTGCATTTAAAGAAGCAGCCCAAGCTGCAGCAATTGGTCAGGCCGCAGGATTAAATGCAGATCAGCTAGAAAGACTTGGTAGAGTTGCAAAAAATGCTGGTACAATTCTTGGTAGAGATGTTACTGATTCATTTAATCGACTTACTCGTGGTGCAATCAAAGCAGAACCAGAACTACTTGATGAATTAGGTATTATTATTCGTTTGGAGAGAGCAACTGCTGATTATGCTGATGCTATAAATAAAAATGTAAAAGACTTAACACAATTTGAGAAAACTCAAGCTGTAGTAAATGCAGTACTAGACCAAGGTGAGGCTAAATTTCAAGATGTTGGTGATGCTGTAAATAATGTTACTCAGTTTGGCGCCGCATTTAGAGACACATTTAAAGAATTATCTGAGCCCATAGCTTTTGTAGCTAATTTTATAGCAGGAGCATTTAAAGACAATATAATGGCTGTAGGCGCAGTAATGGGAATTCTTGGTCTTAATATTATAAAAGCTGTTGCCCCTGCAGGGCCTATGTTAATGAATACTGCGAAAGAAGGAGCAGCAGCAAGAAAGAGATTAATGAAAGCTGCAGAGACTCAACATGGTAGTGAAATAGCAGGAGAGGTAAAAAAAGGACGATTTACAAAACAAATTTTAAAAGAAATAGAAATAGATGCCAGGAAAAAGACTGGAAAAATTATAAATATGTCAAAAATGGAAACACAAGCAATACTGGCAGATTTAGCACAAATAAAAGCTCAAACTATTCGAATGGAAGCAGCAGGTAAAAATGCTTTTATGAGAATGTTTGCTTCTTGGCATGCACAACTCGCTTTCTTTGTAGTTCAGTACGGCGTAGCTATGGGCACACTAAAAGCATTGACTATGGCGGTAATGGCGGTAATTAATAAACTAATAGGCGCTATCGCAATAGCAGGTCTTATTGTAATGGTAGTAGAGCTGGGTAAACAGTTTCGAAAAACTTTTTTAATTACAGAACAATTAAAAGACGCAGAAGAAAGTACAGAGAGTTTAACAAAAAAGTTTGAAAAACAACGAGATGCTATTGTTGAAGTAAATGCCAGTTTTGTAGAAACAGATAATGTTTTAACAAATATAAATAGATCAATGAGTTTACTTTCGAATATAAATCTAACTCCTTTAATTACTCATACAAATAAATTTGGCGATGCTATAGAAAGACTTTCTTACGTTGAAGAACAAAGAGCAAAAATGCGAGAAAAAGCTGGAAGAGACCAAATAGCTAATATTGGGGACGCAGGAGAACTTCTTGGTGGAACTACAGCTCAGGCAGGTAGGCGTACTAGAGATTTTCAAGTTTATATGCCACAAACTGCAGCGTTGAGAGAAGACGAATCTTTCGGTAAGCGTGCCATAAAAACTATGGCGGACCTTAATCAAGAAACAGTAGCAACTAGTGCGGCTCTTAGAGCACAAACAAAACAGATGATCGAAAATATCGATAAAGGCCTGAGCCCTTTGCAAGCAGGTATTGAAAGAGCAAGAATTCAGTATGAGCAGATGAACAGTCCTTTGGCTAAACACGCTAAACGTCTTGAGATTATTGCAGATAAAAGTAATGCACTTGCAATATCTACAACAGACGTTGGAAAACAAAATATGGCCTATGCAAAAGGCCTTGAAAGTTCCATTCCTCATTTAAGAAAGACACTAGAATTAATTGGAAATACAGGACTAGCAACAGATGCTAGTGAGGAAGCAATTAATAAGCTAGCGGACGACATAGCAAATTATCAAGCTCTTCTAGATGGTTTTGATGTAGACGCAGCACAAGAAGCCGGGCGAAAGTTACAAGAGTCTTTACTCGAACAAGTAAAAGCTATGCAAAAAACACAAGGAGAAGCTGCTCGTTTAGGAAATGCTTATGATGCAATAACAAAAGCAGCATTAGCTTTTGGAGAGGCTTCTAGAAATTTTGTGCCAAAAAGTAGTAATTTTCAAGGGTTTTTTAGTGCTCTAGATGAAATAGATAGAAATTTAAATAATATAAATACTACATTTGAAAAAGTGGCAAATACTCAGTTCGGAACTTTAGCAGGCGAGAAACAACCGTATGGCCCGGATGACAAAGAAATTGCAGCTATGAAAAGAGCTGCCAAGTTGACGGGCGACTTTACCGATGCACAATTTGATGCTCTTACTCCTGCCGAATTACAAAAAAGGCTACAGATATTCCGAAACGCTTTAGCAAATGAGCATAATATAATAGAAGATAAAGGATTAGAAATACAAATACAAAGAGTAGGACAAAAAGAAAAAGCTTTAAGTTTTGAAAGACAAGCCTTAAACGCACAATTTGCTGCAGAAGATGCTCAATTAAAAGTATATCAAATAGAAGCAGACTTACTTGTATTAAAGATGTCTCAAACAGCGCAAGACGATATACAAAAGAAACAAACAGAAGACAAGTTAAGGCTGGCAAAAGAAGAGTATGAACTTACATTAAGACAGTTAATGTTGGAAGAAAGACTAAAACCTTTAAGAGAAGCTATATTTAATGATCAAATGGCTGCAGACTTAGCTTCTGCCAATAAAGCACTAAACACAGAATTCTCAAAACAAATAAAGTTACAGCAAGACATATTAAATATGCAAGAACGAAGGCTAATTACAGAAGATAATTTACGGATAAAAAGACAGGAAACATTAAATCCTTTTTTTGATGCACAAAGAGCTACTGCTGACGCTACTTTAGCTAGAGAAGCAGCTTTTGAAGATGCTAAGAAAGTCTTGATTGAAGACGAATTTAAAAAGAAAGTACATGCAATTAATTTAGAATATGAATTACTTCGTTTAAAATCACAAATTGCTGCAGAAGAGGCCGCAGTAAAAGCAACAGAAGCTAGAAATACAGGTGATGTTAAAGGAAAGGCGCTTGCGGCCCAGTATGATAAATTAGCAGCAGTGCATTTAGCAATGGGGGAGCAGTATAATGAGTCTGAAAAGCACGCACTTGTTCTTGCTAAACTAACAAAAGATCAAGCTATGTCTGAGATTGATTTAAGACTACAATCAGCAGAGCTAGCAGTAACCGCGTTAGAGCCTAGTATACAAGTTATGAAAAAAGCTGGAGAAGCTTTTTCAGATGGGCTAGGAGACGCAGTTAATGGAGTAATTGATTCTTTAGGAGACTCTACGGTAAAAGCTGCAGATGTTTTAAAAAATGCTGCAAAAGGAGTTTTAGGCAGTATTCGAGATGAAATGACTGCTCGGTTTATTATTGACCCCTTAAAAGCAAAATTATCTAAATTTTTTGGTGAAGAAGAAGCAAAGCCTATTACTAAAGAGGATATTGAGACAACTTATAAAACAATTTTGGCAGAAGCAGAGAACGCATTAAAAAACGCAAAAGACACACAAACTTCTGCTATAGATCAAGCTTCTACAGCGATGCTTGATAAGCTTAAAGAAGCTGGAGAATTCCATGCAAACCTAGTAGCGGCTGCAATGCGCGGGGACGATGCCACCGTGGCAGATAGAAGAGCCCAAGCTATGAATAATCTTAATGCAAATCAAGCTGTTTTACCAGAGGACTACGTTAAGCCAGAAGTAGAAAATGCCAATAACGTGGAGGCTCAAGCTACTGCTGCTGCTTCGACCAAGCTTGCCTCCTGTGTGGCAGCTAATAGTGCCCTAAATGTAAATGTTATAAGTACTCCAGAAGGTACTACTGCTACACGGGTTAGCAGTGGTCGAGGTCACGGTGCGACAGCAAATAAACCTAAGGAATCCACCACAGTAGCAGATGACATAAAAGAGGGAAGTCAAGCAGGAAGCACTATACTCAAAGAAGGATTAACAACAGCAGGAAATCAAGTAGCAAATGTTATTTCTTCCAATTTTGAATGGTCAGGGCGGCAAGTAGTTGCGAGTCTTGTTAGTTCTTTAGCAGGATCAGCTTTTAATTCATTTTTAGGCGCTGTATTTCCTGGTATGGGGGCTGGACTAACAGGCAGATATGGAGGAGTATTCGAGTCGTACGGAGGCGGAGGAATTGCACGAGGACGAGAAGCAGGATATCCTGCTATGTTACACGGAACAGAAGCAGTTGTGCCTCTTCCAAATAATCGTGCAATTCCTGTAGACTTAAACGGTGCAGGAAGCCAACAAAATAATGTAACTGTAAATGTAAATATGGAAGGAGGTACTTCGTCTGTACAGAATCAAGGAGCGGATCAACAAGGAGCAGAACTTGGCTCAGTAGTAGCAGCCGCAGTGCAGGCAGAATTACAAAATCAGAAAAGATCTGGCGGAATTTTAAATCCGTATGGAGTATCATAATGGCTCGTAAGTTCAGTTTTACAATACCAAAACCTGTTGAAAATACTTCTGCAAGTACAGAAGCAGATAAGTTTGCAGATGCATTGTTTGACGAATTAGTATTACGATTTCCTACTTCAGGTGCGGGGTCTGATGATGCCTATAATAATATTATTTCTGTTTTATTTCCAAGCTCTGCTACAGAAAAAGAAATAACTTTTGATCGAGGCTTTTCAAAAGAATCAGAACAAAGAGTTCTTACTGCACAGTTTGGGGATGGATATGAACAAAGAATAAAAGATGGTATAAATACAAAAGTAGAAAAGTTTTCAATGAATATAAATAATCGAACATGGGAAGAAATTGAACTGATTTCTGCATTTTTAGATGTAAAAACTCCAAAAAGTTTTTCAATTACCTTACAGAGAGAGCCCATTAATGTAGTTTGCGACTCTTATAGTTTAACAGCCGCACAATCTTCAATTCATTCAATAAGTGCAGAACTAAGACGAGTTTATGAGCCATGAGTATAACAAATACTACCCATCTTATAGCAAAAGAAGCTCAAGATCTTTCAATGGAAAGCGACGAAGCTTTAATTACTCTCTTTGAACTTGAGTATAATAGTACAACTTATAGATTTCATTCAGAAAATTCTAGTGAAGCCATACAGTTTGGTGGAAATAGTTATTTGGCTTTTCCTATGGAAGTAAGCGGAATTGAAACTACAAGTGAAGGAGCATCAAATAGACCTAATTTATCTCTTCCAAATGTAAACTCTTTGTTAAGATCAGATTCTGAAATCCCCTTAAACAATTTAGAAGACTTATTAGGGTCAAGACTTACTTTGAGAAAAACTTTATTTAAGTATATTACTCTTGGAAGTGGATCTTCTCCCTCAAATTCATATGAATTTAAAAAATCTATTTATGTTTTAGATAGAATAACCTCTAAAAATCAATTAATGGTTGTTTTTGAACTAGCCTCTCCTTTTGACTTAGCGGGAGCAAGAATTCCTGCTCGACAAGTAACAGGAAAATATTGTCCTTGGTATTATAGAGGATATGCAACAGGTAATTTAGAAACTCGAAGTGCATGTGACTGGGATACTCTTGTAAGAGAAGATAAAATAAGCACTATTAGCGCTACTGATCCAGTTAGAGGCATGCAGACGTCAAGTGGTACTATGGGGCTTTCTTTTAATTCTAGCTATGATGGACAAGGAACCAATGCTGATGGAAGTCAAGAACAATTTGAGGCAAATAGACATTTTAATCTACCTGCTACTACAGTTATAACAAATGTACTACTTACAGATCCAAATACGGCCTTAGCAGATCCGGCTAAATTTACAATTAGTTTATCAAAAGGAGCCGCACAACAAGCTAACTCACACCCGAATGGGTATGCAATTACTAATATAACTGTAACTCATCCCGGCTCTGGTTATTCTGTAGGAAATGTTATTACATTACCAAGTCGTTTATGGCATTCAGGCACAGACACAAGTAAAGATACTGTAAGCTATCTTCGAATGAGTGTAACAGCAGTAACTACAGTTAGTGCTGAAGTTTATTTTTCAATTGATGATGAACCTTTTGTTCCCGAGACTTATTTAAATAGTTTAAGCTTGTCAACTCATAATTCTAGTCAGCAATTTGCAGAGGGAGTTTTTGCAAAAGATAGTAATGGAGAATTTTATTTATCCACTGCAGCTGTTCCTGCAAATAATCCTTTACAGGAAGTAAGTGTCTATTGGAAGAAAGTACGTCCTTTCACTATTTGGAATACTGATGCAGTCGGTAAAACATATAGTGTAAATTCACTAGATGATAGAAAGAGTTCTTATGTTTATTATACGTTTAATGACCCAATTACGAATACAGTTAAAGGGAATATATGGAAAGCAATTCAACCACATAATCGGGCTGCTGATGCTTCGGATGGATCTAAAATCAATCCTCCTGGATTGAATTCTCTTTTTTGGGTATCAGCAGATGTTTGTGGAAAATTATTATCTTCTTGTAAAGCTCGTTATCAGTCTAGAATGATAGGGAATACTTCTATTGTAACAGATACTTCAACAACTCCGAATACAACTGTTCAGCTTGGCTGGGGAAGTGTCGGTAGGTTTGATACTAAAATTGGCTTGCCTTTTGGAGGGTTCCCAGGAACACGTAAGTTTAGATGATTGATTTATTTTTTCACGAAATAGAACGTCACTTTTTTAGAGAGTATCCAAAAGAAGCGTGTGGAATACTTGCTGTTCAAAAGGGAAAGCCTCAATGGTTTCCATGTACAAATATCGCAGAAGAAAATGAAAATTTTGTAATTGATTCTGCAGAATATCTAAAAATACATCGAACTTCAGATATTATAGGAATTATACATAATCATCCAGATAGTGACTCAAAAGCTAGCGAAGCAGATATAGCACACTGCAATACTTTAGGAATTCCGTATTATATATTCTCATACCCCGGGATGGAATTAAATACTTTACAACCAGAAAAAAACTTAGTAGACTTATACGGTAGAGAATATTCTTTTGGAGTTTATGATTGTTTTGAAGCTTCACGAGATTATTTAAAAAGCGTAGGAATAAAAATAAAATCTAGAGTATTGTTTGAAGACAACTGGTGGAAAAAAGGAATAGATTATTTTTGCACTGAAATGATGGAAGAGTGGGGATTTAGAGAAGTAAATCTTGAAAATATTGCTCCAAATGATGCAATTACTTTTTCAGTGCACTCAGATATACCAAATCACTGTGGTATTTATTTAGGTAATGATATATTTTATCATCATGCAGAAAGTCGATTGTCATGCCGTGAAAATTTATTTCCGAGTTGGGCAAAATATATAAATAGGGTATATAGATATGCAGCGTAATGTTTATTTAGAAGGAGAATTAGGGGATAGATTTATTCCTCATTTAAATATCGACTGTACTTCTATACCTGAGATATTTTCTTGTCTAGATGCTAATTTTTCAAATTTTCGAGAATATTTAGTAGAAAAACACGAACAAAATATAGGTTTTGAAATAGATATTGCAGGAGAAAAACTAGAATACGAACGTGAGTTATTAATGACTATAAATGAAGGGGATATTACAATAACTCCTCTTCCTGTAGGATCAAAAAGCGGTCCTGCTAAAATTTTAGCAGCTCTTGCAATTGCTTCTCTTTTTCTAATTCCTGGAATGCAAACTGGAGCCTTAGCGTTAACAGAATCAGCTACTCTTGCATCAGGAGCAACAACAACAGTTCTTACAGGATTTGGAAAATTTGTAGCTATGTTGAGCGTAAATTTAGCTACTATGGGACTTCAACAAATGATGGCGCCTGATCCTTCTACAGATGCAGACCAAGAGGAGTCTTATTTATTTAATGGTGCAGAACAAAATATTATTGAAGGGGATCCTGTACCTGTTCTTTATGGAAAATTAAGAGTTCCCGGCCAACCTATTAGTTTTGAAGTAGCAGGGGCTTCACATAGTAGAAACTGGTCTAATGGAGTTACTTCAGGAAGTGGCAATACTGATAGTGCAAATGGTAACGCTACCACTAATGCAAATGAATCACGAGTGCGCACGGTGCGGAGAGATAGATAATGCCGTTTAGTATTTTAGGAAGAGACAGACGAAAAGCTTACCCAGGCAATAATAGCTTGCGTAGAGTTGTGGGTAGAGGATTTACTGAGCAACAAATCTCTCTAACTGATATGATTTCAGAAGGCCCTATTCAAGGATTGGTTCGAGGCGGCGCAAGCATATATCTAAACAATGATAGTATGTTTAATTTTGATACTTCTGCATATTATTCAGAACCAGGAGAAAGTATTAAATATCAAAGTCCCTCTAATATTACAGCCAATGCTAAAAAAGGTTTAGCTGAAAATGGAACTACCGAAATTGGACATACATTAAATGTTTCCGAGTTTGGAGCAGGATTTATATGGAAAACTGATTCAGATTTAGGACAAAGATTTTTAACTATTTTTGATATATTTTCCATGGAAGGGTCTCTTTGGTCAGATATTACTAAAGAAACAGGATGGGGAAGTTCTTATGGGTATAAAGAAGCAAAATTTAATTGGGATGCTTCTAATTCTACTGCAACTCCAAATAATTTTCCCGTAGCAGCAAATACTAAAACAAATGCCAATAGATTACTTGGTATGCAAACTCCAGAATCTTCCCTAGGAAGCGGAATAGATGGCTATCGAAATCTAATAACCAAGGTCACAGTTACAGGAAAAAATGATAGAGTTGTAGATGGAATGCTGACAGAGATAGGTGCGAATTATTTTATTGTAAGATTTTATAATTCTAGAGCAAATTTTGTTGTAAATCAAGATAAATCTGAGATAGACGTTTCTTTTTCGCAAGTATATGAAATTAAAACTATAGATACTACAGCAAAGACTATAACTATAATCGCGGACCCTCGTAACTCTGCTCCGTATAATGTTGATAACAGACCAGGATTTGACTTTGAAAATAAAAAATTCAATATTAGTGCTTCAAGAAATCAAGCTGCAGAATCAAAACATAGGTCTTCTGGGTATCAATTTAGAAATGGTAATGTAGAACAAGAAGCAATTACAGGATTATATGGTGTAGGAACTACTTCAGTATCTATAGATCCTCCCGGCGAACTTCATGCTGGAGTTTCTAAAACAGTTTCTTTTTCTGGGGCGCAATCTTCAGAAATAGATACTGTACTAATAATGTTTAACTATCCTTCGGGTCTTTATGAAATTTTTACAGGAAACGGCGATAAACATAATGCAGGAGCAGGTTATGTTATACAAGGAAGATTTTACTATGAATATGGAGCAGATGCTCTTCAAGTAGACAATAGTACCGATGGTAGAGACGGCAAGTTAGTTACTTTTGAAGGAAATCATGCAATAGAAGCACAAGCGGCTAGTGACTGTAATGAAGCAATGGGGCCAAATAGACCTTTTAGTGTAGTAGAAGGACAAAACGTTTTTGGTCACGGAGGAAAACATCTAACTGATGTTAGTTTTAGTCATGAAATAAGTTTAGAGCAGTATCAACCCTTTGTAAAATTTGATCTTATTATAACAAGAATTACTAATTCTGAAAGTATGACAGATAAAGATAATGGTAGAGCACATACTTGGGGAAATAGCTCTGGACAGAATGATATTCATACGGGACAAAATTTAGCGTGGAAATCTAAAGTCGCAAATCAAGCTATGCAGAGTGGTCGCTGCAATCAAATATTTGGAGTTGTACAAGACAAACTAACATACCCTTATACAGCCGTAGCAAATGTTAATTTTAGCTCACAAAGTTTTGATTCTCCCCCTGAAAGAGGATATGAATGTTATGGAATGAAAGTTCTTATTCCTGATAATTATCAAACAAGAGAACAAAAAGGACTACTAGCTAATAATACTTTTCCAGATGTAAAAGACTTATACTCAGGAATCTGGACAGGAACTTTTAAAAAAAATAAAGTATATACAGATAATCCAGCTTGGATTTTTTATGATTTTATATCAAATAATAGATATGGACTGGGAGAGTTTGTAAAATCTTTAGATATTAATAAGTATTCTCTTTATAAAATTGCAAGATACTGTGATGAATTAGTTCCTGATGGAAGAGGTGGATTAGAACCTCGTTTTCGAGGTAATTTTTACTTTCAAAAAGCTACTGATGCTTATAAAATTCTTAAAGATATAGCAACTAACTTTCGAGCCATGCTTTACTGGATGGAAGGAGAGCTAAGTCCTGTAATTGATGAAAAGAAAACTCCTGTATATGCTTTTAATAGATCCAATGTAATCGACGGAAGATTTGAATATCAATCATCAGGATCAAAAACTCGTACAAATCAAATTACTGTAAGTTGGAATAATCCTGACGCTGACTATAAATTAGAGCCTTTAATAATAGAGGACAGGCAAAATATTCTTAATACAGGAACTTTAGTAAAAGAAGAGGCTACGGCTTTTGGATGCACTTCCGAAGGACAAGCAATTCGATATGGTAGATGGAAACTGTGGACAGCTATTAATCAAACAGAGGTAGTAAGTTTTCAATCATCTTTAAACTCAGCTTTTTTAACTGTTGGCGATATAATTACTGTTCAAGATAATCATGACTTTGGAGTATCTTTTAGCGGGCGTGTTTCAGAAGCACAAGCTGGCACAGTTAGTAGTGGGCAGCGCACTCAGACATTTACAATTGATAGAGAGGTAACAACAAAAGATGGTAATTTATTTGGACTAACAGATAAACAAATTTCATTTTTAGTTGTTGATAGTAGTGTTATTCTTTCTCAATCAACTTCTGTAACAATAGATAGTGTTGTCTATAATCAAGGGGATAAATTACCTAAAGCATATAACGAAGCAGGTACTTTATTTACTTTTACGGGATCCGATAGTGATATTCAAAAATTAGTAAATAATTCATATGATGCGAATGGAAACACTATTTCGGTAGAGTACTTTCCAGAAACTAGAGTAATTACTGCAGAGATAAATAATAATTGGGTTGGTATTACTCCTAAAGATATTACTGTAACATACCCAGAATCAGAAGATGCAATTGATTTAATAGAAAAAGGAACAATTTGGGGTATAAAAGATAATCCTATTACTAAAGAAAGTCCAAAAGAGTACAAAATTATTAGCATCGCGGAAGAAGAAAATAGTGTTTATAATTTTACGGGAATAGAATATTATGAAGGTAAGTTTGATACAATAGAATCAAATTTCAACCTAGCTATTCCAGATCCTCTTAATTCTCAAGTCAGTGAAGAAGTTCCTCCCCCTACTAATTTAAGAATTTTAAGAATCCCTGACTTTAATAAAAATGGGGAAGAAATAATTGTTTCTTGGGATCGTCCAACTAGTGGTCTTTATAAAGAATTTGAATTAGAGGATACAACTAAAAATCCTCCTGAATTAGTGCGCTTAGACCAAACTAGCTATCCAATAGATGGCGTACAAAGCGGCTCTTATGTATTTACAGTTTATTCCGTAGATGACATTGGAAATAGATCAGTTCCAGTTAGTGCAGAAGTTATTATTGAAGATTTTTACGAAGGAACGCATGAAAGATTTAAAGGATTGTTAAAAGGAGGGAAAATAAATTCTAAAGAGCTTATTGTACATGATAGCACTACAACTCCTGGTATTTTTACTGCAGGACTAGAATCTTCTTCGCCTTTGTTTTATTCTCCGACAGATACAGATGCTATTTCAACTGCTATAACTAATAATACTCATAAAACGGCTGATTGGTATGCTTTGGCCTTAAAATTTGCGGAAAACGGACAACCTCATCCATGGTGGGGCCCAAATACTGATGCGAATGACCCTCGTGACTATCCATATGCAAGTGAGGAAGCTTTTCTTGCAATTATAGGATATAACACAAGTAGTCCTCGTTTAAGATTAATTAATTTTGTTCAAGACCCTGTATTAAATGTTGATTATTGGTATGATCAAACATATTTAAATAAACTTAAATACAATGAAAACTTTCCAAATACATTTTTTGCACAAGGTGAAAAGAATCATATTTGGGGAAATGGAAGAACTAACGGTAGTCATATTACTCCCACAGAACAAGGACTAGCAACATCAGAACAAGGAACAAATAAAGTAACCCTTAGCACGTCTACCCCATTATCTCTGACAGATATAATTTGGTTTTTTGGAAATATGGCCGCAAGAATTACCGGAATAGAGGGGTATGATTCGAGCAATAGTACTCAAACTATTTTTCTAGATCGTACTTTTAATACTGTTAGTTCAGATATTTCTGTAGCTCAACAACATTCAACTTCTGCATTTATTGATAGTTTTAACCTTCAAGGTACAGATTCAAATTTAAATGGAAAAACACGATTTACAGTTGCAGATGCTTCAGCTTTCCAAGTGGGTGATTATGTTCGTACTCATTCAGGGGAGTCAACTTCTCACCAAGATAATTCTGTAAGATTTAGAAAATATAGAAAGATACTCCATATTTTTGACAATGAAATTATAGTAGATGTTGCTTATAGTACAAGTGATGCGTATTCAGGTTGGATAGCCGGAGATAGATTAACAACTGAGATTACAAATCAACCTTTCATTCTTCCTGAGCTTCGTCCTGATCCTACAGCTGATTTTCTTCTTGGAAAATTAAAGTATACAGGCGGAACTCCTTCCTTTACCTATGAAAGTTTTTGTAATGTGCGAACTGATCTCACTAATGAAAAAGCAATTATTGCAGAGGCAAATGTAGCATTTATTCGATATGGGGGAGAAACAACTCCGATTCAGTTATCTGACTCAGGAGGAGGGCCTCTGTATCAAAATTTAACTGTCAATATTACAGCGATTGGATATGCAAATCCAGAATTTAATATTGCAGGTGATAATAGTACATGGACACAACTAACTTCAGCTCCGGGCGATGGAATTATTCCAGCAAACAATACAGCTTTTGTAGCCGGTAGCGCAACAGGAGTAAAATCTTTTCAAGTTGATACAGGCGCAGGTCTTATTGCATTTGGAGATGGAACTCCGTTAGAATTTACTGTAACTGTAAGAGATGCTAGTGATCCTACAAATACTGCTAAAACTATAAGTAATACTGTACTGATAGAAAAAATAAAAGATGGGGCGATTGGTCTCGATGGAAAAACTGCTAGAATAGTTGCAGGTGATAGTAGTATTTTATATGATAATGTGGGAACAAACCCGAAGTTCCTAGACCCTGATGGTGATGGTTTCATTGATTTTAGTTTATTTTTCAATGGTTTTGTAGCTCCTCTTTATAGAATAACACTTACAGAGGGAACAGGAAGTCCCGGAACTTTGGCCAATTATGACTGGCGACAAGCGAGTTCTGCTGATACGGATAGTTTTGAGTTCGAAATTCCTACTACTTTTGTAGCAAATACATATCCAAAAGTATTTAAGGTAGAAGTCGCAGAAAAACCAGATGGATGGACAACTGGAACTGCAGTAGCTAGTTCAGATATAAAAGCTACTGATGTTACTTCTGTTATTGGTCAAAAAGCAGGCTCAGATGGAGTCAGTATTAGTATACCGAATAGTACTCACCCCTATAATACAGATAAGTTTGGAAATATAGGCTCAAATGCTACAGAAGTTATTCCAGACTCAGGAACAACAATAGAAGTATTACTTGGAGGCACTCCAGCTATTTATGTAGGTAATTCTACTGCTGTGGGTAAGCCGAGCAGTACAACTTTACAAGATAATCAATGGTATTTTGAAAGTATAACAAATAGTGGAGCTGATTTAACTATTGGAGGTATATCTATAGATTCTTCAGCTACTCCTGCGAATAGTGTAATTAATATTGGTAATCACACTATGTTTAATTTACACTCAAGCAATACTAATCCTACTGATGATAGAGAAGTAATTACTTATTTAATAAGAGCAAAAATAAACGGGGTTGAAACAGTTAGAAAAGGACTTCAAACTTTAAGTAAATCAATTGAAGGTATTGAAGGTTCAGAAATTGTAAATCTTCATAGAATAAATAATAGTCAAAGCTCTCCTGGAACTTTACCCACAGCAAGATATAATTTTACTGATGGAACAGTAGACCAAATTTCGGACAGTGCTTGGACAGTATCAGCTCAATCTCCAACTGCAAGCAATCGTTATTTGTGGCAAATTTCAAAGAGAGTTTTTCCTCCAACAAGGACTACAAGCACAGATGCTTCTCAGTTTGTTACCGTTCCAGATTCAGATTCAACAGATAGTATTACAGAAACTTGGACTACTCCTGTAATTATTGGAATTTTTGGAGATGTTGGTAGAAATGCACGAGCGATTAAGTTGATACCAAATTTTCAATTCATGCCTAAAGACGATCTTACCCAGTCGGGTGCAGATTCAACTGTTACATGTAAAGTTGATATTCAGCCATTCGAGGATGATGCAGGTACAGCAATAGCGGCTTCTAACTGGAAAGTAGAGTTTTTGGTTGATAAAAATGATGGTAATGGTTTTGTTTCTAAACAGGGTCCGGCCAATCCTACTAATCCATATCTTAGTTCTAATGCTAATGAATTTACACTTGCGGATGCAGATGAGCCTGTAGGAGGTAATGATACTGTACTGATTAGAGTTCAGTTGACTGAGACAGATGATAATTTTGCAAGTATAGTAGCTCAAGATACTGTTACAATTACAAGACTTAGTGAGGGAATTTCGAGTAATCTTACAAACTATTCTCATATTGAGCCTGCAAATGTCCTAGGACACTTAACAGATCCACTTGTAAACGGAAGAATAGCTGGTGCAGGCGGAGGATTCCAAGTTTTTAGAAATGGAACTGAAATAAGCACTGCAACTGAAAATGCAAACAATAGTCAACTTACTTTCGAAGTAGTAGGAGGATCTGATGGCGGGTCATATAGTACTAAAACACAAGGTGGATTGGAATTTAGAATAGATGAAATTACTGGAAGTTATACAGTAAGACCATATAACGGTGCCGTGAGCAATTGGACCTCTGATAGAGAAAGTTTTGACGTAAAAGCTACTTTTTCAGGACAGGATCCTCACGCACCAATAACTTATACTTATGTTATTACTAAATCAAGAGAAGGACTGGCTGGAGCAAGTATAGCTACTTCTTCTTCTACTGTTTTATTTACAAAACTATTAGCCACTTTAACTACCCTTAGTCCAAGTAATAGTGGAAATAGTACTCAACAAGTAACTTTTGATGACTCAATATCAATAAATAGTGCAATTGCATTTGAAGCCGGACAATCTGAAAGCGCAGGGGCTGTAAATGTAAATGGTAGTATTCAAAGTATAGGTACTCCTACTATCAATAACAATACGGGGAGCAAAAGCATAACTGTTGTTACACAGTTAAAAGATAATAGATCAGTAGCTCAAATCTCCTCTGATATAAAAATTATTATAAAAGCAAATGTTACTCAAGACGGCGGTACCGCAAAAAATTTGAAAATTCCTGTAGTTGTTAATACAGGTATTAACGGAGAGGATGGCTCAGGATCGAATGGATTCAGAACTGCAGAAGGCTATGTATACTACAATGTAGCTACTGCTTCGGCTCCTTCTGCCCCTACATCAGGCGGTATAGTAACATATACTTGGGGAGCTGCCAATCCATTCGTTAGCGGAGGTTCTAGCACACTTGCAAGCGGGTGGCAATTAAGTCCTCCAGAGATGAAGCCCGGGCAGCAAGGACAGTATTACTATGCTCGTTATTCTGTTGAGGAAATAGATTCTGATAGTGATGGAACTCCAAATGCAACAAGTACATCAGGTGGCGGAGGATTAACTTTTGGAGCCGCAACTCTCGGACATAATTTTACAGGTCTTGTTACTTTTCATAGTACGTCAGGTATAAATGGAAGCGGAGCATTTTCTGATGACGGAGGACAAAATTTCACCACAATTGATGGTGGAAATATATCAACAGATTCAATAGCAGCAAACAAGTTGAATATTGGTAAGACAGGGCTGAGTACTAGTAGAATGCTTTTACTAGAAAATTCTCTTAAAATTTTCGAAGGAAACAACTTAAGAGTGCATCTAGGAGATCTTACCAATACTACTGAGTAAATATGAGACTAGCTAAAAATAAATCTTGACATTTTATGTTACGGTTGATATAATCATCTTAATTGTACTAAAAGCCTCCTCTAGGAGTAAGTCGAAAAACAAATGGATATAATTCAAGTAGTAAAAGGCGATACCGGACCCCAGCTAAAAGCGACTGTAACTCGCTCTGATACTGGAGAGGCTTTTGTAGGTTCTGGAAGTATAAATTTACGTATTCGTAAAAAAGGTACTACAGCCATAATTTCAACTATTGCTTTGGATACGAGTGCTTCTACTCTGTCTAATGGTATACTTGTTTTTCCTCTGTCCGCTTTCTTGACAAACAATAGTACGGAAGAAGGCTTTTATGAAGGAGAAATTGAATTCACTCTTGGAGATGGATCAATTATGAGTGTGTTTGAATTAATTGATTTCAAAGTTCGAGATGATTTTGGAACATGAAAAAGACTCTTATTTTTACTATGGAGCCTATATTACATAACTCTCCAAGGTTAAAGAGAGCAAAGTCTACACTTCCAGATTTAAGGCAACGTACTTCAAATACTGCACAGTTTTTTGGATTAATTGAAAATACTCCAAAATTAAAAGCAGCGGAGGTTTTAGAAATATTAGTGGCGGTGTAAAATGTCTTTAGAATCTAAAATTAATTTATTGCTTTCGCAGGCAAAAGATGATCCTAGATTTAAAGAGATTTCTTCAACCAGCCTTAGAATGGGCACGACTTCTGTATCGAATGAGCCTTTATTAGAGGGGTTTAATATAGGAGTCAGCCCTTTAATATCTGGAACATCAGCAAATACACCACAATTTTTAGATTTAAGATTAGAGTTATTTGTAGTACTGAAAGTAAATATTGATAATGTAAAAGTAGCTGTTAGTGATGTATTTAAAGAAATCAAAATATCAAAAGAATTTATTGATGCTCTTGATATTGCTGAAAAAGTTACAAAAGAAGTATTTAAGCCCTTTAAAGAAAGTTTAACTTTACATACAGAAATAAAATTTGCACAAAAATCTTCTTTAAAAGATATTTTTAACATACAAGACTTTGCTGAACATTTACAAACCAAAAGTCTTTTATCAAATGTAGAAACTCGGCAGCAAGTATCTAAGTTTCTTAAAGAAGAATTTTTACGAAGACAATTTCGTAAAGAATATCCGCTTTATGAGTTAGCAAATAGACTGTCAAAAGATCATGGTGTAGTTGGAGGGTTTGGAAGAGATTTTGGCTTCGGAGGAGCCCAAGAAGATCAGTATTACTGGTTAGATAGCACTGCGTGGCTTGGATTCAGTGCAATTAATAGGCACCCAAAGTATGGTATAATAAATATAGGAGGATCTGGGTCTGCAGAAATACCCCCTTTAGCACCAATATTTGTTTCTGGAATAAGCAATCCTCCCTTTTGGTATGGAAATACAGGAGGTTGGATTTATTGGTGGATGCCCGGCTATGGATTACAGTCCGGAGCAAACGTATTTGAGGATGAAGCTTACACAGGAGTACCCAACTCATCCGGGTATACAAATAGAAGAAATAATATATATGTATGGAATTTAACTAACTCTAATCCTTACATCCCCAATTTTTTTACTAACCCTACAGATTCTAACTATTGGAAAAAACATCCGCAAGAAATTATAAATGCTCAGACTTTGCCCGCAAGCAGTGAAATTATTAATGAGCCAGGAGAATTAGCTCAGTTTGTAAATGAAATAGTACAAATTCTTAGAGAGATAAAAGAAAAACCAACAGATACTATAACAGCTAGAACTTCTACTTTAGTGCCTAAAGCAAAAGTAACAAAAGAAACATTAAACTCTCTTTCTGCCTCTAGTTTTTTACTGAATAGAATAACAGAAAGCACAAATGCAAAAACAGTTAGTGATCTAAATAAAATACAATTAGATAAAACTCTTAGAGAGATTGCAAGTATTAGGGCTTCTTCAATATTACCAAGTAAAGGAAAGATAAAAGTAGATCAAGTGTCTGCAAAAGATGAAGAGCTCAAAAAATTACTAAGAACTATTACTGTAAAAGCAGAACTTGATGATAGAAGCAAATTAAAAGTAACTAAATCAAAAGGCGAAGGAGAAACTGTAGGAAAATCAAGAAGTAGTTTAGTTATAAATCCTGCTTTTTTTGAACTTTCCACTGATAAGTTTTCAAGCATCATAGAAAAAAGATTTAAAGTTTCTAAAGAAACAGACAATAAAGCAAAAACATTAAGCAGTACTTCAAAAATTCCCGGTAGAGGAGAGCGAGAAGTATTTGATATTAGAGATGCAGCTCTTACGCCCTCTAAATTTTATTTTGATAGTGATAGATTTTTAAGCTCAATTACTTCTTCAATAAAACTTGACTCACCAAAAGTAGAACAAATATTATCAAAAGCAATTGCTAAATTAAATCCTAATAAACCGGCAGAAGAAACTTTAAATTTACTAGACTCTTCTCCTCTTGTACCAAAAGCAAAATCAAATTTTGATAGAGTCTTTGTTATTAGTGATATAGATTTTGATAGACGAATGGCGTTCGAAAGTTTTATAGGATGGGATGCAGCCAATGAATTTATTACAAAAGACTTTGAAAAAATAATTCATGGAAAAGATAAAGTAAATTTAATCAATTTAGTTTTAAGCCCAAAAGGAAAGGTGTTAGGAACTAAAATAGGAGTACAAAATAAAGATAGAGATAGTGGATTTTTTGGAGATGTTTTCTTTTTATTCAATCGAGCAGTAACAGAGGAAACAGCAAAGACACTTTCATTTACATCAAAACTTTTCGGTAGAACTACACAAACTAAAATTAAAATTAGAGATATGTCTCTAAGTCCAAAGGCAAAAATTCTACTAGAAAGATTATTGCTTGAAGATACTCGTCATACTTTTTTAGTGGGAAAAGGACTAACTGAACAAAAACTTTTTATAAAAGATGAAACAGTAACAAAAGATGTTGTAAAAAATGTAAAAGTTTCTTTGCTTAAAAGTAATAATTTTGTACTTGTACCAAAAGCTAAATTAAATATAGATATTTTTAAAGCTTCAGATAATTTTAATCCTTGGCTTTTTAATAAAGTTAGAGATTTTATACTTGAAGTGAAAGATGAGCCCAAAAAGGGTCCAAATACTGGTATTAATAACACTCTTTCGTCCTCTATGAAAGGTTATGCTTTCATTAGGGACGAAGACTACGTAAAAGGAGCATATTTTTTACAACCATATGTTGCTACAATACCCCCTGGCAGATCACGCCAATTTTAAAGGAGAAATTAAATGTACCAAGACGATTGTCGCTTAAAAGGTGTTGTAAACCTAGTCCTTCGTGATAAAGATGGTAAGGTAAAGCAACACAAAACAATACGAAATAAAGTAACTCGGTCGGGCATTGCTCATATCATCGGAAGAATGATAGACGATGGCCAAGATAAGTTCGGTTTACATAAAATGCCTCGAATGATGAGCCATATGGCAATCGGAATCGGAGCCGCAGCTAGAGCCGACGCAAATGATTATACTTCTAAAACTTACGACGCTCTACCTACAAATAAGCCCGGCCAAACAGACGCTGGAGGTACTACAGGTACTTCAAGAAAAAGAGCTGCAAGCCCTCAGACATTTGATAAAATGTTACAAGATGAGAGAGGGTTTCGTGTACAGCTAATGAAAGATACTACTCTTGCTACTGATTATGGTACGCTGGATCTTGTTCTAACAAAAGATGGAAGTAACGATTTTACTCAAAGCAGTGGCACTAAACTGACTTTTTTAACAGGAAGTACTACAAATAGTATCTCTAGCTTAAATCAACTTCGTGTTGGTTTAAGAATTAATAAAATTGATACAAATTCTGCTTTTTCTGGAGGAAATGCAGATATTACTGCTTCAAATATAAAAATTAGTAAAATAGAATCTGGAGTATCTCCGGGCTCTTCTGGAGGCTCTACAATTACATTTGATGGTGCAATTCCTAGTGGAGCAAGACCCGGTGCAGGAGCTGCTGGACCTGTTTATATTCAGTTAGAGTACGTAGATAGAATTAATCTTACTACCTATAGTACAAATACTGCGATGCCAAATCATCCTACTCTAACTCATGAAAAATCAGTTTTTGAGCCAAAAAATTCTGCCGCTAACAAGATGGGGCCCTTTGGAGCTGCTCTTGAACGAATAGCCGGAAGCTCGGCAGATACATTCTCAATGAATCTTGGAGCATCAGAAGAAAGATCAACTTCTGGAACTTTAGATAAGCAAGGACCTTTTACAGAGTTAGGTCTTGGTATGCTTGGAGTTACTCGAGGACGAATTGGTGCATTTTATGAAAGGTATATGGAGTATAACGTAAAACTTATACATACTACTTCTGCAGGTTTGACCGATGCAAATAGCGCAAATCAAAACCCAGTTACAACAAACTTACACGAGCCTTCTTACGCCGTTTTAGATGGAACTGCAAATACAAATACAGATCAAGATAATAGAACGGCTCGCTTCCCTTTCTTGGGGGCAGAAGAAGATAAGCCTGCAGGACAAGCTTCTGTTGGTGTTGAAACAAATCTTTCTGCTGCATCCCTTAATAATCCAACTACAAGTAGCGGAGGTAGTGGTAGAGGGACTGAATTTATTCAATTCGGAACAGCGGTAGATGGAATTTTTCAAGGAGAGCTTCTTGGTTCAAGTATTACTGCAGACAGCTCAAGCACTGTCCCAGAAGGTTATGCCCCTACAGAAAATGACTACGGAACTATTGGAGGATTAACTGTAGACGCTGGAGAAGGTGCAGAAAAACTTGCTGTATATGATATATCGAGCGGAAAAGCTTTTATTTCATATGATTTCTCTGGTGCTTCTTATGCTCCAAACGCTGTTGCAGGCTCAAAGAAAAACGGTGACAGAGTTGTTTACGTTGCTACTTTCAAAGAAAATAACCCTCGTCCTGAGCTAGACTATCAACAAGTTCATGCGACTGCAACAGGAACTTTGATTCCTCCAACAAATAGAATTTATCCTATTACAGAGGCGGGAATCTTTAATAAGCATAAGAAAGATTTAGGTATTTTTGATGTAGCTAATAGAACGTACACTGGCAGTGATGCAGCAATTTCAGATATTGCACATATTGATACTAGAGTTGGGTTGTCTAAACCTACTTCCGGTACAAGTATCGTGTTGGCTGCGGGAACAGTTGCAGATGATACTAATCATCCAGAAATAGAAGGAGTACTTACTTCTGGAGGCGTAAATATTACAGCAAGCTCACATGGATTTACACAAGGCCCAATTTCACAAACTATGCTTTGTAGAACTACTTTTGATCCAGTGAATAAAGCAACTGCAGACACTCTGCAAATTACTTGGTCTGTTCAACTTCAAGACGCTACGTAAAGAGCATTTAAATGACAAACCGATCTCAGTTTCCTGTATTTGACGCGAATAATGCGGCTCATGCCCCTTATATTTTAGATGGTATAAAATATAATTATAATACCTCTACGGGGCATTGGGAAACTGAGATCGGTAAAAATGTAACAATTGTTACAAAAGATACAGATGCTACATATAAAGTTACTCCTACTGTTGATCAATTTGTAGCACATTTAGCAAACGAACAACTTTTAACAGTAACACAAGTAGACAGTAACTTTATAAACTTAAAACAAGGTATTCTTGATCTTGAAAGAGAAACAAATTATTTTCACGATGCTCTTCAAGATGGAATAAATAATGAAGCTAGTACTAGATTAGCAGAAGATACTAGAATTGAAGGTATTCTAACAAATTCTTCTACAGGTCTTGGATCAAAAATATCTACTTCTGGAGGTACTTTTACAGGTGCAGTTTTTGGTCCAACAGGCGCTGTAAATAGTGTTAGTGCACAATTAGTTAATGAGCAATTTTTAAATAGAGAATTTGGACAGTTTAATACTTCTCTTATTCCAAAAGTAAATAGTACACAGACTATTGGATCTTCTACAAAACAGTTTTCAGGAGTACATACTGAAAGTATATTTGTAGATACTTCAATTGAGCCAAGAGTAGCAAAAGCTCCTGATATAACTTTAAATGAGCTTCGATTCAATAGTACAACTGGTCAAAATGATTTAATACAATACAAAGATGTAAATATTGGTAGTACGACAAATAGATTTAATAAGTTATTTATTAGAGATATAGATGCAGCAGGAGACACACTAACTTTAGGTACCTCCGCGTTAAAAGGCAAATCTGGTGGGGGTCTTCTTATTCCTGCAAATAGTGCTGTAGGAACTGCAGATAATGAAATTCCTAGTAATTTTGCTAATACTTTATTAGATGAAAGATTTGCAAATTATTTATTTAATAGTGATATTTTAAGTTCAAGTTTTACTGCGGGCGGAGCAATTGCATCGGGTAAACCTGTAAAGATAAATTTTGAAGGTACAGTTACTCAAATAACATCAAGTGTAAACTCTACAGGATTTATAGGATTTGCAACAAATACTGTAGCGGACGGAGGCACTGTATTTGTTACAGTAAGCGGAAGAATCTCTGGACAAACAAATTTAACAACTGATTCTTTAGTTTATTTAGGGGATGATGGAACTCTTAGTCATACTAAAACAGATACGAATAAAAAAATAGGAGTTGCAGTATCAACAACTACTTTATTTTTATTTTCTACTGCTCCAACTTCTGAGTATATTCTTGCTAAAACCAAACTTGGATTTGATGATTTAAGTGCAGTTACAGGTACTCCTACAGGAGATGGAAGCTTAGAATATAGCTCTCTTACTGGAAGATTTACTTTTACTCCTCCAAATTTATCTCCTTATGCTACTCAAACATATGTAACAACTCAAATAAATAATTTAATTTCCGGGGCTCCCGATGCTCTAAACACGCTAGATGAGCTAGCATCTGCTCTTAACGATAATGCAAATTTTGCTGCAGGAGTTACTACTGCGATTGGCTTAAAAGCTCCTTTAGCTTCACCAACATTTACAGGAACTCCTACAGTACCAGCGCCAGATTCTTCAAGTAATAGTAATCAAGTAGCTACTACTGCTTTTGTAAAAAGTCAATCCGGATCTTCTAGTTTATCTGGACTAACAGATGTAACTATATCATCGAATTTACAAGATGGACAAGTTATAGCTTACGATGCGGTGGCAGGAATATTTAAAAATAGAGTTGGAACAGGTTCTGGATCTGGATCTTCTAATATTACTTTTATTGTTGATGGTGGCACAGCAACTACAGCAGCAAGTTCAGTAGATATATTTCTTGATGGGGGCGCCGCATAATGTCAGTAGCACGAATACAGCTAAGAAGAGACACTGCATCCAACTGGTCAGGAACAAATCCTATTTTAAATGCTGGAGAAATCGGTTATGAAACTGATACTGGCAAAGCAAAAATTGGAGATGGAACGGCGGCTTGGAGCACACTAGCTTATCGTATCTATACTCCTGCTTTTTCAGATTTAACATCTACTCCTACTACTATAGCAGGCTATGGAATTACAGATGCTTTTGATGGAGCATATGCAAGTCTTACGGGTAAACCTACGCTTTTTGATGGAGCTTTTACTTCTTTAACAGGTAAACCTACTACTATAGGTGGCTATGGTATTACAGATGCTTTTAACGGTGCCTATGCAAGTCTTACAGGAAAGCCTACGCTTTTTGATGGGGCTTTTACTTCTTTAACAGGTAAACCTACTACAATAGCAGGATACGGGATTACGGATGCTTTCAATAGTCAGTTTAGCAGTCTTCAAGGATTACCAAATACAATAGCTGGATATGGTATTTCAGATGCATTTACAGGTAATTTTACAGATTTAACAAATGTACCAACTACTGTAGCAGGATACGGCATTACTGATGCGTTAACTTCGGTAGCTTTTGCAGATTTAACCTCTAAACCAACTACATTATCTGGGTATGGGATTACGGATGCAGCTCCTTTAGCTTCCCCTAGTCTTACAGGTGCTCCAACAGCTCCAACAGCAAGTAGTGGAAGTAATACTACTCAATTGGCTACTACTGCTTTTGTTCAAAGTGCAATTACTCCTTTCGCAGAAACAGAAGCTTCCGGTAAACTTTATTTTCAAGACAACGCTCCTACTATTTTAGCTCTAGGAGAGTTATGGTTAGAAACTGATACAGGAGGATTTTATAAAGCGGCTGCAGGTAGCACAACCATACCGCTTAATAATGGAAATGTTGCAAGTTCCTCAAATACAATCACAGTTCCAGCAGCAGGAGCATCAGATACAAGATTAGTAGTAGCTACAGGACTTCCTTCTGGCTCTGTTACATTAAGAGTTGCTGTGCATTTTGAATCTTTTACTAGTACCGGAGTAAATCAACCTGAAATTGGACAAGTAACATACGAAGACAACACAACAGCAAATATAAATTCTAATAGTTTTACTCGATCTTCGGGTAATGCTTTTGATATAAAAAAGATAAAGAGTTTTACTTTTACATCGGGAGGAACAAATAATAGTTCTGCCTCTCATATTACTCTAACTGTTTCTTCGGCCCCAGAGTGGCAAGTAAAAGAATCTAATATACAAGCAAAAGTTGATGCAATTATTGATTCTGCTCCAGGAGCATTAAATACATTAAATGAGTTAGCAGCAGCTATAAATGATGATGCTAGTTTTAGCACAACAATTACAAATAGTATTGCTACTAAAGCACCTTTAGCATCTCCTACATTAACAGGGGCCCCTACCGCTCCTACAGCTAGTACTAATACAAATACTACTCAAATTGCTACTACTGGATTTGTTCAGCAAGAGATTACAAATAAAACTATAAATTTATCAGATTTAAGCGTTACTCAAAATGCTGCATCTGGAACAGGCACTTTAAATTATAATAATAGTTCTGGAGTATTCTCCTATACTCCCCCCGCCGGGCTTACTTCCATAGGATTTGCTGCAGTTACTGGAAAGCCAACTACTATATCAGGGTATGGTATTACAGATGCTTTAACTACTGGGGCAAATGCAGATATAGGAAGTAATAACTTTATCACTACTGGTAAAGTTTTATTTGCAAACATGTATGCAAATCTTAGTGATCTTCCTAGTGCTACTACATATCATGGTATGTTTGCGCATGTTCATGCAACAGGAGCTGCCTATTTTGCACACGCCGGAAACTGGGTAGAGTTAACAAATAAATCAGATACTAATGTAGTATCTATAAGTGATTCAGCTCCAAGTTCTCCTGCATCGGGAGATTTATGGTTTGATTCTACTAATTTAAACTTATATGTATATTATGCTGACGGCTCATCAAATCAATGGGTTCAAACTAATCCAACAGGAGGAGGGGGTGGAGGTAGTGGTAGCGGAATAAGTAGCGTAGTAGTTGATACAACTCCACAATTAGGTGGAGATTTAGATGTTAATGGAAATAGTATTGTTAGTGTAAGTAACGGCAATATCCCAATTACACCAAATGGATCAGGAAAAGTAATACTAGACGGTCTTAGCTGGCCTACTTCGGATGGCACTGCTAATCAAGTAATTAAAACTGATGGCTCTGGCAATTTAAGTTTTGTTAATCAATCCGGAGGAGGGGGAGGTAGTTATGCTAACTCCGATGTAGATACTCATTTAAATCAAAGCACTGCAGGGACAAATGAAGTACTGAGCTGGGACGGAAGTGACTATGCTTGGGTATCAAATAGTGGCGGTGGAGGCGGTAGCTATGCAAACTCTGACGTAGATACTCACCTAAATAAAAGCACTGCAGCAACAGGAGAAGTACTAAGTTGGAATGGTAGTGATTATGATTGGGTAGCACAAGAATTCATTAAGTCTTATCGTTATGACGGGTCTTTATCTACAAATACAGGAACAAAAAGACTCTATTTACAAAAAGGATACACTTTAAAAAGTATTCATGCCTATGTAGATACGGCTTCTGCAGGGGCAGCAGTAAATACTCAGATAAAGAAAAATGGATCAAATTTACAAGCTGTAAGTATAGCAGCAGGAGCTACAACAGCAAGCTCAACTTCTTTATCTCATTCTATTGCTGCAAATGATTATTTAACAATTGATATAACTCAGGTAGGCTCTTCAACAGCGGGCGAAAATTTATACCTAGTGTTTACATTTAACTAAGGAGAAAATATATGTATGCTAAATTAGTATTCCCCGGCAACACCAAAACTGGGGAGCAAGTTAGAGACATTGTAAGACTAATTACAAGCTCTACATCAAGTACAGCAAGTCTTTCTGGGCTTGAATTTATTGACACAACAAACTCTACTGTTGCTGGTGCAAACAGTGGCTGGAGCCTACACTCAGGATCTTCGCTTCCAAGTTCGGGAACGGCTGTAAGTGCAGCAGACTCTAACTTTACAATGCAAGCAGTGTGTGCAACAGCGAGTAAAACAAAGTATTGTAGTATTCATGTAAATGGTTCATGGACTCATGCGCTTGCAACACATACTGGAGATGATTTTGGATTTACAATGTCAAGTGTACTAGATCCTGGCGCGTCTACAGAAATGTGGAGCAATGGCTATACTGGCACTACCGCAGATATTGGAGATGCAAATTCAATTTGTGGAAATATAGAACACTCAGATACAGGAATACATATTTTTGCAGATGCGCGTCGAATAATTATATTTGGTAAAGATGGAAATGGTTATAATATTTTACAAATGAATGGTGAGTTTACTGAAACTGATACAACTACTCGCTATACTCTTGTTCCTCAAGCTCAAATACAGTTGGCAGGTATGTATCACGGCACAGTTACAAACAATGTTAGCTATCGCGGCGATACTTATGCAATTTGGCAACAACAAACATATTCTTGGTCTTGGATTAGTTTCTGTGAGTCTATGTACTCCTATCAGCAGGGGTGGACAGGAAAACTTCGATATACAGGATGGCATCATATTAATGATAGAGCTACCTATGATGGAAAATATCGCAGACGAAGTACACTAGATGATAGTACTCAATATGGTAGTAGTACAAATGAAGTACTCGCAGGATATGGAGCATCTCACGCAAGTTTTGAGCATGTAGATAATCCGGCTAGAATTATGTTTGGTCTAGAATCTTATAATCAAAGCTATAATGCTACTACAGGATATGATGCAGGATATGGAAGAGCTTCAAGTGGCGCTGTTGATTATGATTCAAGTGGAAATGCTGGCCTTGCTTTGTATAAGTTATGGTGGTCTTCTCCAAGATGCTGGAATTCAGATCAACAAATTTTTTCAGATCTTTGTAATATTTGGAGATGTGCAGGAGGTCTTGGGTCAGATGGAGATACTGTAACAATTGGGTCAGATGTCTACGTTTATCTCAATGAAAACCATACCACCCCAACTAGTCTAGGTGGTTACTTAATTAAGAGAACATAAAATGGCAGCTTTACAACATACATACGGGGATCCTGCAACTTCTTATAATATAACAGCGCTACATATTGTAGATTCTGGTATGGCCGATCATACATTTTTACAAGGTGCAGGAAACTTTATAAAAGATAATATAACCGCTCTACATATTGCAGATACTGGAATAGCTGATCATACATTTTTACAGGGTGCAGGAAACTTTATAAAAGATAATATAACCGCTCTACATGTTATGGATACTGGAATAGCTGATAGTATCTTTTTGAAAGGAGGAGTTTCAAGTCAATATGCAGAAACAACAGCCGCAGATCCGGAAAGTTGGGAATAATTATGAAACTAACAAAAACATATACAGATTCTAGTAGTAAGATAACTCATGTAGAAATTTCTATATCTGAAACAGAAGAAGAAACAACTGTAACAGTATCAGATATATTTGCCCTCCGAGAACCAGTAGATTCTATTGATGAAAAGTCTGCAGTAAAAAGTATTGCTGTATGGTCTTCTCAAATAGGGGCACTACAACAAGCAGCCAGAACAAAATTACATATTGCCTCATTAACAGAAGCAACAGTTTAGGAGTAAATCATGGCGTTTAATTTTCCAAACAGCCCATCCAATGGAGATACTACTACAGTAGGAGGTATTACTTATACTTATAATTCTACATTAGGCGTTTGGAAAAGCACTCCTGCAACAGCAGCTACTCCTGCTATTACTAGTGATGGTTCTACCCCAAGTTTATCTTCTGGAATTACTGCTGCCGAAATAAAAACTTTACTTGGAGTTACTACTGATATATCGGCTGTAGTAAATGGAGCTCCAACAGGTCTTGATACTTTAGATGAAATAGCTGCTGCTATTAATGATGATACTACTTTTCATACAACAGTAACAAATGCTTTAGCAGCAAAAGCAGCACTAGCTTCTCCTGCTTTTACAGGTGCTCCTACAGCACCAACAGCAGGGGCAAGTACAAATACTACTCAGTTAGCAACAACTGCATTTGTACAGCAAGAAATAGGAACTCCTTTTGTAAAAACAGATTTAAGTGTAACAACTGGAAGTGCAAGCGGCGGAGGCTCTTTATCTTATAATAACTCTACTGGAGTATTTAGTTTTACGCCTGCAGGCACTGGATTTAGTGGAGTATTTAGCGATCTTAGTAGTAAGCCAACTACTATATCTGGATATGGTATCACAGATGCATTTGATGGTGTCTTTGCATCTCTTAGTAGTAAGCCTACTACCATATCTGGCTACGGCATTACCGATGGATATACTACAGGAGCACATATTGTTCCTGCAACAACTGATGTATATGATTTAGGCTCTTCAACTCATAGATTTCGACACTTATATCTAAAAGGAAGTAGTATATATTTAGGGGCAGGGTCTGATCAAGTTACTTTAACTGCTAGTGGTGGAAAATTACAATCAGGTAGTAATGAATATTTAATTAAAGGCGAAAATATTGACCTAGGAAGCTATAATCTTACTACTACTGGCAAAATTTTATTTGCAAATATGTATTCAGCGCTTTCTGATTTACCAAGCGCTACAACGTATCATGGTATGTTTGCACACGTTCACGCAACTGGAGCAGCATACTTTGCACATGCGGGAAACTGGGTAGAACTTGCAAATAAATCTTATGTAGATACACAAATTACTGGCTTAGTTGACTCTGCGCCAGGTGCATTAGATACTTTAAATGAACTTGCAGCAGCTCTTAATGATGATGCAAGTTTTTCCACAACAGTTACAAATAGTTTAGCTGCAAAAGCGCCTTTAGCAAGTCCTACATTTACAGGAGCCCCTGCAGCACCTACAGCAGGTTCTGGAACAAATACCACTCAACTTGCAACTACTGCATTTGTAACTGCAGCTGTTGCTGCAGGAGGTGGAGGAGGAGGTGGAGCTTCTGTATCTACTTCTGATTCTGCACCAAGCAGTCCAAGTGATGGAGATCTTTGGTATAATACAAGTGTAGGTGGATTGTTTGTATACTATCAAGATGCAGACTCTTCCCAATGGGTAGAAATTGTAGGTAAAACAGGTGCTACAGGTCCTGCAGGAGCAGGAGCAGGATCTTTTGTAGAAAAAACTTCATCATATACAGCAGTTGCAGGGGATAAATTAATAGTAGATACATCTAATGCTGTTACTATAACTTTGCCTACAAGTGCAACAATAGGCGATGAAATAAGAGTTATAGATGGTACTGGAAACGCAAATACAAATAATATTACTATTGCAAGAAATGGGCATAAAATTCAAGGTGCAGCATCAAATTTAACAGTAGGTACAGAACGAGCCGCATTTGGCCTGGTATATTATAATGCAGCCCAAGGCTGGCTGTTAACGGAGCGATAATGGCAACTTATTCAAGCATAAGATATGTTTCTACAGGAGGTGGGGGTGCAGGAGTAACTGTATACGCAAACTTTGCTGCATTTCCTGCAAGCCCGAGTGAAGGAGACTTAGCATACGCAAACGATACAGACGCTTTGTATGTGCGAAAAGGTTCTTCATGGAATAGAATTGATAGTGGCGAAGAAGCGCCTGTAATTCTTACTGAACCTCCTACAGCAACTCAAAATTTAGCTATTGATGGAACAACAAAAGTAGTTACAATGACTGCTCAAGATCCTGAAGGATTTGGTATTACTTATGGAATTGCATATGCTACCGCAAACAATGCTCGTCCTACTCAACTAAGTGCTGATACTACTATAAATCAAGGCACGGGAGCATATACTTTTACTCCCTCTACAACTCAAGCCCATGCAGGAAATTTTAAAGCGCGACTAAGTGCTTCAGATGGGGCAAAAACTACGACTCGACTAGTAAATTTTGGACTATCATTTAATGTAACACTTAGCTACCTTGTTGTAGCAGGAGGAGGTGCAGGAGGTAAAGGCGTATCTGGAGGTGGTGGCGGTGCTGGAGGTTTACTTTATAGCACTAGTGGAAGTTTTCCTTTAAATACAAACTTTACAGTCGCAGTAGGGGCAGGAGGTGCATATGTTTCGGCAAATGCAGATGGTAATGCTGGAGCCAACTCTAGTATTTCGGGTTCCGGACTCACTACTATTACCGCCATAGGCGGAGGCGGTGGTGGAGGACAAAAAGCATCTACTTCTACTGCTGCAGAACTAGCGGGGGGTTCCGGTGGTGGTGGTACAGGATATAATAACACTGGTACAGTTACAGGCCCCGGAGGTAATGCTACTAGTGGTCAGGGTAACGCAGGAGGTACTGGAAGCTATGGAACAGGTTTTGGCGGCGGGGGTGGCGGTGCCGGTCAAGCCGGAGGCAATCATAATGATTCTGGCAGTGCTCAATCGAAAGGAGGAGACGGCCTAGAGTATAGTATTAGTGGTACAGCTACTTACTACGCAGGTGGAGGCGGTGGCGGTGGCTATAACACTTCGGGCAAGGCAGGAGGACAGGGCGGAGCTGGAAATGGCGGTTCAAGAGCTGCTATTGGAGGAGATGCTACAGCTAACACTGGTGGTGGAGGAGGTGGAGTAAGTGATGCAGGTCGAAGTGGTGCAGGCGGTAGCGGTATTGTTATTATTCGTGCTGCTAATACATACAGTGCCAGCGGCTCTGGCTTTACAGAAACAACCTCTGGATCAGATAAAATTTGGACATTTACAGGCAACGGAACAATAACATTCTCATCATAGGAGTAGATAATGGCAACTAACTTTCCAAACAGTCCTTCAAATGGTGCAACTCATACTTTTGGGGGTACTACATATACCTATAGTACTTCTGTAGGTGCTTGGACTGCTCCTGCATCTGGGGGAGGGGGAGGTGCCTCCGTAACTGTATCAGAAACTGCTCCTTCTAGTGCTTCTGTAGGAGATCTATGGTTTGATCCAAGTGTATTGAAGACATTTGTCTACTATAATGATGGTACTGCAAATCAGTGGGTTCAGAATAATCCTACAGGTAGCGGAGGAGGTGGTAGTGCCGGAGCATCTGTAACAGCATCGGATACTGCTCCCTCTTCTCCAAGTGCAGGAGATTTATGGTATAAGTCAGACACAAATGCACTATATGTATACTATAACGATGGAGACTCAAGTCAATGGGTCGGAATATCTGGACCTGCTGGAGCCACGGGAGCTACGGGAGCCACGGGAGCCACGGGAGCTGCTGCTACTGGCTATGGACAAGTTCCAATTGTTTATACAGAGCCACCTACAACTCATACTTTAAATAGTGATGGTAGTACTAGCACTGTGCAGATGCAGGCAGTTGATCCTGAAGGAACCTCAATCACCTATGCAATTGCATATGCAAATGCTACAAATGCACGCCCAAATCAACTTGCAGCAGATACAAGTATAAATCAAACTACAGGAACTTTTACTTTTGATCCTTCTACAACTACTTCTCATGCAGGAAGTTTTAAAGCACGACTAAGTGCTTCAGATGGAATTACACACGCTACTCGTTTTGTAGATTTTACTTTGAGTTTTTATCCTATTGCGAGCAGTGCTATACTTGCACAATATCATTTTTATGACACAAATTCGTATAATCCTTCTACAAGTACGACTGCCTTGAATGATATTTCAGGAAATAGTAATAATCAAACAATTACTAATCCTGGGACTCATACTTCAGACAGTAATCTGACTTTTAATGCTAACACTTATATTAATTTCACTGGTTTGAATGCAACAAAAGCTTGGTTTGTATTACTGTATCCTACTACTGGATGGGATGCGACAGTTTTATGGAATGAGGGCACTGCTGGCAGTGTTTTTCACTCGACTTTCCATTCTACCGATTCATCACATGGTTACTATAGTGGTTATTCAGCTCACTCTGGAGAAACAATTGTAGATAGAGTTAATGGTACAAATCCAACTAATAGACAGACAGCATATAATGCTATTGATATAGGTAAAATGAATAGTGTTATAAACTCAGGAACAAATATGACACCTGGACTTCAATACGCTAATTACCCAAGTTGGGATGATGAACACCTTGTAAGAGCAATGGTATTTTTTAATAGAGCAATTACTTTAACAGAAATGGAAGCTTTACACAATTTCTATAGAACAAATTGGCTTGCAGCAGGCGGCACAATGCCAACGTGGGGTAACTAAAATGGCGATTAATTTTCCAAATAGCCCATCAAACGGGGCAACTCATACAGCTGCAGGCCAGACATTTACATATGATGGCACTGCAGGAGTATGGAATCCTCAAGAAGGTACTCCTGTATCTACGGGTACAAGTGCGCCTTCGAGCCCCTCTGCTGGTGATCTTTGGTTTGATACATCTTCGGGCACTCTTTACTTTTATTATGCCGATGGTTCTTCCAATCAATGGATTGGTGTAAGTGGTCCTGCTGGAGCCACTGGAGCCACTGGAGCAACAGGTGCGGCGGGAGCAAATGCTGCCCCAGTAAGCTATACGGCACAAACAAATCTTCCGAGCTCTGGAAATACTGTAGGATCTTTTGCATGGCTTACAAGTACAAATCAACTAGCAGTAGCAGAATCTACAAGTAATTGGAGTATATTCACTAGAGATACTACAACTGATTTTACTGCAACAGGAGGAACAACTTCAACATACACAGGAGATGGAACAAATGGAACAAATGGTGTTGGCTATAAAGTTCATATTTTTACTTCTTCTGGAAACTTTGTAACAAGTGCATCAAAAAGTTTTGATTATATTGTAGTTGCAGGAGGAGGTTCTGGAGGACCAAGACACTCTGGTGGTGGAGGTGCTGGAGGATATATTGCACAAACAGGAGTAACAATTGCGGCAGGAACGCATGCAATTGTAATCGGAGGTGGCGGTGCTGGAATCGCAGCGTCTGCGGGCACTGCCGGAAATAATGGTAGTAATACGACTTTTAACAGTCATACTGCTATAGGAGGTGGAGGTGGTGGTTATTCAACGACTGCTGCGGGTAATGGTGGGTCCGGAGGCGGTTCTTCAAGTTGGAACAGTCTTACTAGTCAAGGTAGTGGAACAACCGGACAAGGATATGCTGGCGGGGCTGGATTTTTTCAAAGTGCAGGAGATATTCGAGTCTCCGGAGGAGGTGGAGGTGCTTCCGAAGTCGGTGAAAGTGGTAGTGCAACCACAGATGGAGATGGAGGAGACGGAATACAAAATTATATAACCGGTACAGGACACTACTGGGCCGGGGGAGGTGGTGCTGGTAACTGGAACACTGGTCGAGACGGCGGAGACGGCGGAAAAGGTGGTGGAGGTGGTGGCGGAGCCACTCACGGTAGCGGAGGAACAGGAGACACTAATGCTCTAAATGCAGGAGCTAATGGAGAAGGTTCTGGAAATCCTTCTGCAGGAGGCGCGGGAGGTGCAAATACTGGAGGAGGTTCCGGTGGCGGAGCACAGACTTATAGCAGTTATGTAGGGGGCTCAGGTAACGGCGGTTCTGGCGTTGTAATTATAAGGTACGAGACATAAAATGGCACACTACGCAAAAGTAAAAAATGGAATAGTAGAGACTGTAATTGTAGCAGAGGCAGAGTTTTTTGAAACTTTTGTTGATAATTCTCCAGGTGAGTGGATTCAAACATCCTATAATACACGTGGAGGAATACACTACGATCCTGTAACTGGAGAGCCTAGCGAAGATCAAAGCAAAGCTTTGCGAAAAAATTATGCAACTCCGGGAGGCTCTTATAATAAAGAAGCGGATGTATTTTATCATCCCCAGCCCGGAGCAGATTGGACACTAGATACTACTACGTACCTGTGGAAGGCCCCAGAGGAGTAAAGAATGACAGCGTTAAACTTTCCAGACAGTCCTAGCAATGGTGATACATACCAAGGGTATACGTACAATAGTACAAAAACTGCTTGGGCTAAACCAGATACTCCAGATCCTGATGCAAGAACCGCAGTATACGCAAACATTGCAGCACTGCCTACAAGTGGCACTGCTGGTGATATGGCATATGTAACTGCCACAAATCGACTTTATTTGTGGAATGGTTCAGGCTGGTACAATATTGCACTTATTAATACTACCCCTTCAATCTCTGGAGTAAGTGCTACTTACAACTTGGCAATTGATGGCACTGCCACAACTGTAACGATTACAGCTTCTGACCCAGAAGGGCTGCCAATTACATACAGCATTGTTTCTGATACTTCTGGAAATACTGCGACAGTAACGCAAGGTACGGGTGCAAGTACAAATGTATTTACAATTACTCCTTCAACAAATACGGCTCATGCAGGAACTTTCTCGCTTACTTTCCGTGCTTCAGATGGTGTAAATATTGCATCGTCGGCAGCATCGTTTACGCTTGTGTTTAGTGTACAAAATCAAAAATATACAACTGCTTTGTTTACTTCAGTAGGTGCAAATAATGCTACAAATGCCTCATTTGATGATAAGTCTACTAGCAATCATACAATTTTAGCAGGGGGAGAGGCTCATCAAACTACATTTAGTCCTTATCGACATGGAGGGCACTCTGTATATTTAGATGGAGACGATGCAATAGGTGTAGGAGTTGGCTCCTATGCATTGGATTGGAGTAATGGACAAACTTGGACAGTTGAATTCTGGATGAAAAGACAAGGTAGAAATCCAGACGGACACCTATTTATGAAGTATCCTGGAAGTGGTTCAAATATTAGCGGTATACGTGCGTATGTAAGCGGAAGTGAAGGAAGAATTGGACTTCACTACAATAGTGGTACAGAGTTGACCACTGCTGGTACTAGAGCAGATATTGCAGATGGAGACTGGCATCATGTTGCAGTAACTCGTGGAAGCGGATATTTTAAAATCTGGGTGGATGGCCAACTAGATGCAACGGTCAGTAATTCAGATGCAGATGGCATGGCTAGTAGTAGTAGCTGGGCAATTGGACGGCATGGAAGTGGAACTGCAAGTTCTTATTTAAAAGATACTCTTCTTCGAGATTTTCGAATTGTAGGAAGTGAAGTATATACATCAAACTTTACTGCTCCTACCGAAACTTTAACAGCGATATCAGGAACTCAAGTACTTATAGCAAATAATTTGCCATACTTAAAAGATTCAAGTAGTAATGCAACTCCTTTGACTTATTATGGGGATCCTTCGATTGAAGGAGCAGGGCCGTTTGATAAGCTAGAATACACAGCAGCAACGCATTTAGGATCTGCACATTTTGATAGTAGCGGCGATTATTTAATGGCTCCCTCTGGTACTATATCAAGTCAAAATAACAGTGCTGATTTTAATTTTTCAAGCGGAGCATGGACATGGGAGGCTTGGATATATCCTTCAAGTTTGACAAGTCCTGCATCTCCTCATGTATTTACATCTCGTTATAATGGTACTTATAGAAGCTCTTTTTACTATAATTCTAGCGCCAGTCAACTTACGTATTGGTCAAACGGCAGTGCAAGAATATCAGGCCCTGCATTAAATCAAAATCAGTGGTACCATGTAGCTTTATCTTCTGACGGCACAACAACAACTATGTGGGTAAATGGAGAATCTAAAGGAACTACTACTCATATGCAATCAAATTATGATCAAACAATGTATGTGGGAGCTGCAGCAGGGGCGAGTCTAGAGACTGCAGGGTACTGGAACGGAAACATTACAGATGCTCGCGTAGTAAAAGGAACTCAAGTATACACAAGTAATTTTACTCCTCCAGCAGCACCTCTCACGGCAGTTACAAATACAAAACTACTTATACAAAATACTGATGGAGGTATCATTGATAGGTCTCAAGGACAACGGCGAATAAAGTTAATAGGAGATGTAAAATCTTCTACTACTCAAAATAAATTTTTAAGCTCTTCAATAAAGTTTGATGATAACGGTGATTACATACTTTTAAAGCCTGGACAAACCTTTTGTTTTGGCACTAAAGATTTTACAGTAGAATACTGGATTTATTATAATGCGATAGGAAACTATGATTATGTATATGATGGTAGAAATAGTAGCCAAACTACAGGGTCTTGGAGTGTAGCTCATGGTTACGGTGGAGGAAATGCCACGATACTTCAGTGGGCAAGTGGAGGTGGCGCAGTTCTTACTGCCGCCAGTAATCCGTCTACAAATCAATGGGTGCATGTTGCATTCTGCAGAAGTGGCTCAACCTTAAAACTATTCTATGATGGGACTGAAAACCAAAGTGTTACAGATACTACAAACTACTCTACAAATCTTACTCATTCTTACTTTGGATGTAGACACAGTGTCGAACATTATTTAAATGCATACCTAAGTGATTTTCGAGTAACAAACGGCCTCGCAAGATACACAGCTAATTTCACAGCCCCAACGGCAGCATTAAAGGGATAATACAATGGCAGTAGTAAATTTACCAGATAGTCCAGCTAACGGTACTACACAGACTGTTAATGGAATTACTTATACTTACAACTCTAGTAAGGGATACTGGACGACCGCGAGTTCCGGCGGAGGCGGTGGAGGCGGTGCTTCGGTAACTACAAGTGATTCGGCTCCTTCTAGCCCTTCAGATGGTGACTTATGGTACGATACTGATGATGGTGGTATGTTTGTATACTACTCAGATGGAACTTCAAATCAATGGGTAGAAGTGATAGGGACGCAAGGAGCCCAAGGAACTTTAAGTACTAGTGACTCGGCCCCTTCTAGTCCTTCGGATGGAGATCTTTGGTATGATACTGATGACGGAGGATTATTTATATACTATGCAGACGGTTCTTCAAATCAGTGGGTAGAGGTAGTGGGCCAAACTGGAGCTACAGGTCCTCAAGGCTCGGCAGGAGCCGCAGGAGCAACAACAATTGTAGCAAATACAACAGCGCTGCTAGCAATTTCTTCTCCCTCTACAGGAGAAATGGTATATGTAACTGGAAATAGTACTCTATACTTCTACAATGGTAGCGGGTGGTATAAAATTGCACTTATCAATACAACTCCTTCTATATCAGGAGCAAACTCTACTTATAATCTTGCAACTGATGGATCAGCAACTACGGTAACTATTGTAGCTTCGGATCCAGAAGGATTGCCAATTACTTATAGTATCGCTTCTGATACATCAGGAAATATCGCTACCGTGGCTCAAGGTACTGGAGCAAGTACAAATGTATGGACAATTACTCCTTCAACGAATACATCTCATTTTGGTACGTTTAGTCTTACGTTCCGAGCATCAGACGGTGTAAACTTTGCAACAGCAGCGTCGAGTTTTACATTAGCATTTGCTATACAGAATAGTAACTATACAACTGCATTAATTACTTCCGTAGGAGCAAATAACGCTGTAAATAATTCTTTTGATGATAAGTCCGCTTCAAACCATACACTAACCCCCGCAAATCAGGCGCATCAAACTACTTTTAGTCCTTATCGACAAGGTGGATATTCAACTTACTTTGATGGTGCTACGGATTATTTAACAATTGCAGATTCAGCAGAACATGATTTTGGTACAGGAAATTTTACTGCAGAGTTTTGGTGGTGGCCCGAAACTGTTACAGGAAATCCTAGTGGATATCATATTGCAATTAGTAGTCTTTCTGCGAGCGGAACTCAAATAGGATACGACGAAGGAACTAGAAAATTATATTTTTATAACGCTACAAATATTATACAAAATACTTCTGCTACACCAAATGTCAAAGCTTGGAATCATATAGCAGTAAGTAGATCAGGAACAACTGTTAGTTTATATTTAAACGGCACTCGAGTGGGAACAGCAACTCATAGTGCCGGAGTAGATTTTAGTACTTTAAGTATTGGAAGATATAACTCTGGTAGTTATGAAATTGATGGATATCTTCGAGATGTACGATTTGTAAAAGGAACTGCTGTTTATGATCCTGCACAAACATCTTTAACAGTTCCAGATGAGCCTCTTACAGCGATAACAAATACAACACTTCTTACTTGTCATCTGCCATATATAGCAGATGGCTCGACTACAGGACATACTATAACTGTAAATGGAAATGTATCTACAAAACCCTTTACTCCTTTTGACTATGAAACATATAGTGTTGCGGCTAATTCTGGATCTATGTGTTTAGATGGAACAACCGATAGAGTAAGCGCTGCTGCTAGCACAGATTTTGGTTTTGGAACAGGAGACTTTACAGTAGAATGGTGGATTTATTTTAATTCTATTACAAATTATGAATACCATATTGATATGAGATCAGCAGACAATGATACTCCATTATCAATTTTTACAAGAACAAACTTACAAAATCAAATCGGAGTATATGTAAGTAATTCAACTATAGCGTCCGGAACATATAGCTTTAAACCTGGTATTTGGACTCATTATGCGATTTGTAAGACTGGAGGATATCTAAAAGGATATTTCGATGGTAAAGAAGACTTTTCTATATCTTGTACAAGGGACTATGGAACGAGTGAAACTATAAGTATTGGATCAGTTTATGGAAATAATAACTATTATGTAAACGGTAATATGGCAGATGTTCGTATAGTAAAAGGCACAGCAGTTTATACCTCTGCATTTACTCCACCAACTGCCCCACTCACAGCAGTTACAAATACAAAACTACTCGTACAGAGCACAGATGCAGGCATTATTGATAAGGCTCAAGTAGCCCAGCAAGTAAAGTTATTTGCAGATGCTAAGTCTTCTACAACTTATACAAAGTTTTTAACTTCTTCTATGAAATTTGATGGCACCGGAGACTACTTAGAGACAGGACCACATGATTTTCTTATGGACGGTGATTTCACTTTTGAATTTTGGATATATCCAGTTGGTACTCAAGTTGCATACTGTGCAGTAATGTGGGGCACCACACAGAGTGACCCAGGTATTTTCTTAGCGTATGATGCGAGTGCTGCAAATTTTAGATTTACAAATTGGAGTGCAACTCCACTTACTTCTTCTGGAATTCCAACTGCGGGGCAGTGGACTCACGTAGCAATAGTAAGAAACGGAACAGGATCAAACAATTTAAAAATATACTATGATGGTACTATGAATGCTCAAGCTACAAATACAGCTACTCATGGGCGTAATGAAAAATATCATATAGGAGCAGGTGCGGGAGGCTATGGTTTTAATGGGTACTTATCAGATTTTCGCGTAACAAAAGGTTTAGCAAGATACACAAGTAATTTCACAGCGCCGACAGCGGCTTTAGAGGGATAAACAATGGCAACTAACTTTCCAGATAGTCCGTCAAACGGCGCCACACATACGTTTGGAGGGACTACTTATACTTACAATTCTACAAAAGGTGTGTGGACAGCTCCTGCAGGAAATACTCTAACAGGATTAACAGATACTCCTGCTAACTTTAGTGGTGCAGGAGGAAAAACTTTAAAAGTAAACTCCGGAGCGACTGCGGTTGAGTTTGTAACGGTAGGTGCTGCAGGAGCAGGAGAAACTCCAATTATTTATACGGAACCGCCTACTACTCATGCGCTAAATGTAGATGGAAGCACTAGTACAGTTCAGATGCAAGCCTATGACCCGGAAGGAACAGCCATTACATATGGAATTGCATATGCAAATTCTACAAATGCTCGTCCTTCTCAGCTTGCGGCAGATACAACTATTAATCAGACTACGGGTACATTTACATTCGATCCTAGTAGCACAAATTCAGATGCAGGAAGTTTTAAAGCTCGATTAAGCGCGTCGGATGGAATTACAAGTTCTACTCGTTTTGTAAATTTTAATCTTACTTTTAATCATACTTTGCACTGGCTTGTAATCGCCGGCGGGGGTGGTGGTGGTTCTACACTTCCTGCATATGCAAATGGTGGTGGTGGAGGTGCCGGGGGTTATCGCGCTTCTTGGAACAATGAGGCTTCTGGTGGAGGAGGCTCTGCAGAGGCAGCAATCGTAGGAAGTCCTGGCAATGTATATACAATTACAGTAGGAGCAGGAGGAAACGGAGCAAGCTCTTCAGCGGTTGGAACAGATGGAGCAGATAGCTCACTAGCAAGAACTACTGGAGCATCAATGACCACAATTACATCAGTGGGAGGAGGTGCAGGAGGCTTCGCGAGTGGAAGTGCTGGACGTAATGGTGGTTCCGGTGGTGGTGCTAACCATTATCAAGGTACAGCAGGAACTGGAACTGCAAACCAAGGTTATGCCGGAGGTACTGCAGGAGGCGCGCCTTATGGAGGTGGTGGTGGTGGTGGTGCTGGAGGTGTCGGCGAAAACCAAAATTCCGGAGATACTGTAGGCGGTGATGGTGGTGTAGGAGTGGTTTCTACAATCACTGGATCTTCTGTTGAAAGAGCTGGTGGTGGAGGTGCTGCTTCGGCAGGTACAGCTAGCGGTGGCGGTGGTGCTGGTGCAACCTCTCCAGGAAATGGTACTGCAGGTACTGCAAATACTGGAGGCGGTGGTGGTGCTGGAGGTATTACTGGAGGTCAAAGTGTTACAGGTGCTGCTGGAGGTAGCGGTGTAGTTATTATTCGAACTTCTATTGCAGCACAATCTACAACAGGTTCTCCTACTATTACTACAGTTGGTTCTGATACTGTATACCAATTTAATGCTAATGGAACAATTACTTTCTAATAAAAAAGGGGCTTAGAGCCCCTTTATTTCTTCTTGAAGTGCCATTGTGAATCCACGTATTGCCATTTCAAGTCTTTGTACTTTTAAATTTTCTTGCTCTAATTGTTCTTGTAAATCTTGAATTTGAGCAAGATAAGATATAGCATTATCTGAAAGTTCTGGAGCTTCTTCTACTGATCCTCCCTCATTCTCCCATTCATTTTCAGGCAAAAGCTCAATACTGTCATTCTTCTGATTCGGAGATTTTGTCATCGCCTACCTCATCTGTTTGAACTCTATTTTGTGCTTCTATTTCAACTTTTAGTAAACTAATAAAACCTGCTCTAGCAACTTCTGCTTGATGCATTTTTGCTTTTAATTGAGTCATTTGTGCATTTAAATCCTGCACTTGATCTATATAATATTTAGAATTATAATTTAGTTTTTCAATCTCATGCTCTTCTCCGTCTAAGACAAGAGTAGGATTGTCTGGGTTAATAATTTGCATTGGCTCTCCTATTTAAAAATATCTTGCCAGTTTCCGGTAGTGCTAGCACGAGCATACTCGGTAGCACGATTTTCAAAAAAGTTTGTATGTTCTACTGCATTTAGCATATAATCTAGCCAAGGTAATGGATTATCTTCACTATGAAAAATCTTTTTCATACCAAGACCTAAAAGTCTTCGGTCTGCAATATATCGAATATATTCCTTAACTTCTTCGGGAGTGAGATCTGGAACATCTGCATCTTCAAAACAAAGATCAATAAAAGCATCTTCAAGTTCTACTGTACGCTCTGCTGCACAATAAATTTCATACTTAAGATCATCGTTCCATAAATCTGGATTTTCTGCAATAAATGTACGAAATAATTGTGACATTCCTTGTACATGTAGAGTTTCATCTCGTACAGACCAAGTAACAATTTGACCCATTCCTTTCATAAGATTATGTCTTGGAAAGTTTAAAAGTATTGCAAAACTACTAAATAATTGTACGCCCTCTGTAAATCCAGAGTAAATAGCCATAGTTTTTGCAATATTCATATCAGTGTCCATACCAAAGTTTGATAGATGTTCGTGCTTATCCATCATAGCTTTATGTTTCATGAACTTTTTATACTCATCGTCTCGAAACCCAAGAGTCTCTAATAGTAATGAGTATGCTTCTTGATGTACTGCTTCCATTGCTGCAAAAGCAGACAACATCATTCTAACTTCAGGTTGTTTAAAAGTAGGCAAGTAGTGAGTTGCATAACCACAACATACATCTACATCTGCTTGTGTAAAGAAACGAAAAATTTGATTTATAAGTTTCTTATTGCCTGGAGTTAGTTTCTCTCGATAATCTTTTAAATCATCCGCAAGATTGACTTCATCAGGAAGCCAATGCATAT